TTAAGCAGCGTCGCCGGGGTATGTGGCGTCGTCGTACTGGTAGAACGATTCGAGGTATTCTTTTGCGGTGATCTGACAGGTGCCGTCAGACTGCGGCGCGATCTCCTCTACAATGGCGTCGTAGACTTGGCGCGTTGAGCCGCAGAACACCAGGCGGATCGGCTCGATGGTTGCCGACGACAGGTCAACCCGCATGGGATCATCAAACTCGCTCAGGTGCGGGACTGACAGCTGAAAATCACCCACCCTGCTCGCCACCATCAGCCCGGATGCAGAGCCATCCTGATAGCGGATCAGCGCGCGGGGGTTTTCAAACGACCAGTCCAGCGGCTCCGTGACGGTGAACGTTGTCACGCCACCCGCCGTTGTCATCGCCTCCACCAGACAGGAAATCGTGTTGTTACCCGGAATATCATCCGTGAGCACGATGCGATCGCCAAGGTTGTAGCACAGCGCGTCCAGCTCGGTAGTGGTCTGGAACGTCACCCGCTGCTGCAGGTATTTCATCAGGCGACGCATCCCGATTTGGTAGGCGTGATCCTGATTCAGTACCCCATCGAGTTTGTAATTCTCTATTTTCACCGGCGTGGGATTATCAGGCGTCCGGCATTTAACGGTCTCCTCTGCCCAGGTAGTCCCGTTGATGTACGTCACGTCGACACCATCAAAATCATCATCTGAGGGCACGGTAAATCCGCTCTGCAGCTCCTCCACCATCTCATGCGGAGTGATCACGCCAGTCCATGGCTTAATCCCCTCACGGTTGACCGTCGCCAGGCCATCGCTTAACAGAAAGCGGGACTTCCCGGCATTGGCTATCTTCTGCAGCATTTCCAGCGCTGAGATACTGTCTCCGGTAGCAAAATCGAAATTTTCCCCCCGTGGCGTCCAGTACGCGGACTCCAGCGCGTTGATGGTGTCGACATCCATCTCCAGCCCCAGCGAGTTTCCGACATGCAGCAGAGCACCCGAGATAGTTCTGGCCGTTCCTGAGTCATAGGCGCGCGTGGCCACAACGTTTACACGTCGGTCCGACTGCGCCGCCAGCTTCCCGCCAGTCTCGACGGTCACCGCCATCAGCGACACGCCGGGATAGGATGAAGGGCGCGTCAGCAGTCGCCCGCGCAGTGCCTGCCAGTACATCGAATCGCGCGCGTTATTACTTCCCTGCTCATTGCGCCGACGGCAGCGAACTTCTACCAGCCCCGGAGAGCTGAGAGTGATCCGCTCAGTGAATCCCAGCCCGTTGACGTTTTTAAGCGCGTACTCTCCCTGGTGACTCACCCACCCCGATCCGGAACCGTAGACGCGATACTGAATCTCCCACTCAACATGCCGAAGCCGCTTTTTCCCCTTGCTGTCAAAGCCACAGATGCCGTTCGGGAAGGAGAAATTCACCTCGAACATATCGACGGTCTCATTTTCAGGGCAAACCAGGAATGGCCCCAGCCAGCTCAGTGTGTCGTTAAGACCAGTGGCCTCATAGTCGATCATCGTCCGGGCGGTGAATCCCGGCCATGACTCATCAACGGCACCGTTAACCAGGCGCACCACCGTCGCCGTTGTGCCGTCGGCAGAGGCGATCTGGTATTCATTGCCTCGGTGGGCAAGTGAAAGCCGCTGCACCCCCTCCGGCATCCCGGAGAATGCGGTGCCCGTGGCGCTGTTATAGGCGAGTGTCACATTCGCCGTTACCGCCGGGCTGCCGCCAGTTGATGCCGTGCCGGAGGTGTAAACCGGGGCATCACCGAAAACAGCTGCAGGCAGCGAAGAGGACGTGATCGCCCCACCCGCGAACGGACTGGCCGCCTCTGTTATCAGTACGGTGCCGCCGTTGTCCTGCGCAACCAGGCCAGAGCCGGTGAGTCCCTCGGTGATGGCCGCCAGCAGTCCCGACATCGAGACGTAGTTAGCCACCAGCGACACCGGGTAGGTAACCCCCTGCCAGGTGATCGTGAACGTGCTGGAGCTGGTCGAAAAATCGTAGGTGGTCGGGGCCGCACTGGCCTGGACTTTGGCCGCACTCCCCCCGGTGCCGGGCACTGCAGCCTGACCGGGGGTATATGACGCGATAAACAGATCGTAATCGACAGAGTTAAACCCCAGCGTCACCGGCATACCTACTACCGGCGCGATCTCCGTCAGCAGCGGGCTTGCGATAACGCTGTATCCGGCCGCCGTGGTGATCTGGTAGTTCGCCGGGGCTTTAAGTTCGACCACGGCGCCAGCGACCCAGCTGGGCGGCAGTGCGTTATCGTTCTCGTCATTATCGTCATCATCATCCGTATCCAGCCCCGTAAACGTCACGCTCGATCCGGAGACGGTCATGCTGTCTGCGATAATGTCGTCTGCGTCCGGCGACGTCTGGGCCATATCCAGCCCGGTGCCGGATGACGTCCCGCCCACTTCGGTGGAGTTGACCCAGTTTTCGCTGCGCTCATCACCGGAAACGTCCGCGCCTGGCGGGTAATGGGTGCTACTGAATCCCGGTAGCGTTGAAGCTGGCGTACTGCCAACCCTGATATCGCCATTGGTATAAATCAGATCACCGACACCGAGACACAGCAGCATCTGGACGCGCATTTTCGTAGGATCGGCGGCATCAAACCGGGTAACCGGCTGCACCACATAATCAGGGTAGATACGCACCCGGCCAAACACCTCACGAATGGCATCACCGAGTTTTGCCGTATTTGCCTTTGCCGGGTTCAGGTCGAGACTCCGCCCTGTGGATGAGGTATAGCCGCCCGTATCGATGTTGCTCATCATAAAAAGCGAATAGGCTGCAGCGGCAACGGAGATACCGACGCCGATCCACGCGATTGTGGCGGCCTCCAGCCCGAAGGGAACCGGATAAAGCCTGACATCACTATCAGGGCGAATCACACACTTAGCCCACTCGCCTGGCGGAATTAAAAGCCCCTCAACCTCAACGGTCAGCGGTGGGACATCCCGATCCTCATAGCCTTCAACATTTGCTACCAGCCAGCTGCGAATACTGGTTACACCATGCTCATGCGTTTCGAGTGGTTCACCGGGAAGCCGGGACGGGTAAAAACGAATGGTCATCGCCAGAACTCCACTTTGACAAATCGACGCTTAAACCGCGGCAAGGGCAGAAAGGTGACGTTCGTGCCTGGGTTGCATTCCGCCACATGCAGCAGGCCACCGATACTGACCACGATCCCTACGTGGGTGACGGTCGACCCGGAATAGCAGGCCACCCCAGCCCCTTCGCAGGGTTCGCAGCGCTCAAGGGTAAGCATCATCCGGCGCGCTTCCCGGTCGAGGCCGCCGTCGTCTTTGGTGACCCCGGCAAAATCGGGCCAGACGGGTAAATTCAGGTCGCGGCGTATCTCGTTCACAATGCCGAAGCAGTCAAGTTTTGGAAAAGAGCGACCGCCCTTCTGCCATTTAACAGAACGGTATTTATCAGGGTTGAACATTGGGATTCCTTAGCTGATATAACGCAGTCCGGGGAATACAGGTAGCGTGTAGCGGTAACGTGGCCAGGCGGTATCAAGGATATTCATATAACCCGCGGTAATCTGCCCTTCGGTCGCAGTCCAGTAACCAGACTTGATTTTCAGCGTATACGGCACTTCCGCAGGGGCCGCTAAATCCGTGGAGATGTAACGCCGGTACGTCAGCAATGCAGACAGACGGTTAGCCAGCGCATTGCGGATCGCCGTGGACACAACGCCGTCGATATTGCACAAGGCAAATTTGAGGTCCTGCGTGCCGTCCGCATTGCGCGCCGGCAGAGCAATGTCTATCGTACAGGCTGAAAACGTTACGGTATCGCCGTTCTCCGTCGTTGCCGTAATATCCTCGTAGCCCTGGCACAGATAATGGACGTCAGAACCAATGGTGATCTGCAGCGTCTCAATGATCACCTCCGGCCCGCTGCTGGCGTAGAGGCGGTTGAGTCTTGTCATGATTTTTACCCAATAAAAAAGGCCACCCGAAGGTGACCTTAAAAATTGGTGTCGAATGTGGGTGTACCCTCACCGGCAGGATCGCTATTCCGCGCTTTATTTCACGCTCCGGCTACGGCGCGGCATGAAGGACTTTCCCACAAATCGACACAAGTGATTATGAAGGAGAAACGGTTTTAATCAAGCCTTCGGCCACTCCTTATTCAGCGCAATATCCAGCAGTGAGCTGCCGACGATCCATTCCGGGTAATTACCCCATGGGGCAGGAGCAAGGGGGCGTTCCCATAATTCAAGCGTCGCCGTGTACTTCCAGTAAATCGGGGCCACCAGCACCGGTCCCTGATAAATATCTGTGAAGCGGCATTTGTAAAACTTAATGCCTGACGGCGTCTGCAACTTCATCATGAACCATGCAGCCCCGTCAGATAACGCATCACGGAACCAGGACTCAAACGCCAGGCCCTGCGCATCGGTTTCCATAAACCAGGTGATGCTGGCCTGCGTCGGCGTGGACGTAAAAGCTCGCCTTTGCCTCGCGCGACCGGTGGTTAACTGGGTTCGTTTTAACGGGCTTACAGGCTGAAATCCGTATCCTTCCTGTAATGGCATCGGAAGACTGTCATGCGGGTAGTAGATATCAGTCATCACTCTAACCCTCTGCCTGAATATTTACTGCGCATTGCCTTACCAACTTTCCCATCTCCTCTCAACACTTGCGCAGCAACCTGATCAAGGGCTTCCGTTGTCGCCCGCTTCTGCGTTTGAGCCATGGAGAGAGCCATCTGATCAGGTGTCACACCGGGAGGCGTATGGAAATGCTGCTCAATGGGAGCATGGATGGTGGTCTTGCTGCTGTTGTCGCTGTTAACGTTCTGAACACCAGTACCAAACCCTGTACGCCCCAGAGTTGCATCAAGCGGTTGGCCATTTCGAAGTGCCTCAAGCTGAGACACGCCGATCCGGTTCGTTGATGCCTGGTCGAAGACGTACTCTCCTTTGTGAACAATACCCGCTGGCTGATACTTACCACCGGGGCCTGTGTAACCGCCGGAGGCGAAGCCAACACCTGAAACAGCCTGGATATTTGAGACGATACTGGCGGTCTGCGCAGCGATTGAGGCCATAGCGATGATGTTGGCCGGATAAGGCGCGCTAACTGCACCGCTTGCTATAGCCTGCTGGATTTTCACCATTGAGTCCGCGATAGCGAATGCCTTGCTCGCAGCAAAAGCGACCTTGTAGATTGCCGATTGCTCACCAAACCCCGTTCGCATGATTTCAGCGGTACTGTCAAACAAGGACTGCGTGGCCGCAGATATGATGGTGTTTTTCTGAGCCTCTATGACCTGATTTGCATCCGCTGCACGCTGACGAATAGAGGTCATTCTGGCCTCACCCTCGGCAGTTATTTCACCGGCCTTCGCATAAGCTTCCTCCTGAGCTGCCAGCCAGCGCTGGAGCTCTTGCTGAGCCTGTCCATATTCGTTGATTTGCCCCTGCATCCCCTCAAAAGTTCCTGAGAGTCGCCCTCCTGTGGGTGTCAGGTTTCCTACAACATTACGAACCGTCGAGGGCAGTTGCATATCGGTGTTTTGATAAATATCTGCCCGCGTTTTTTCATATTCACCGGGTTTTAGTTGCCCGGTTGCTTTGGCCTTCTCCAGCAGTTCAAGACGGGTTTTAAGCAGATCGTTGGTCCGCTCATCCTTCGTCTTTACCTGTTCCTGCATCTTCCGATAATCGTCCAGGGTTTTTACGGAATTTTGCAGTGCCTCCTGCTGCTTATACGCCTGGAGGATTTCATCTGAACGGGAAAGGATCGACTTCTGGTCAGCGGTGAGCTGCGTTTTAGATTTGAGGTCAGCAATCTGCTGCTCGAACTTGATCCGAGCCTGTGTCGCGCTATTAAGCTTGTCACTGGCATCCAGCTGGGACTGCATGGCAGCAGTCTGCTGGTTTATCTGATCAAGCAGCCGGGTTGCTGCGTCCTCTGTATAGGCTTTTTCTTTGTGGGTCTTAGGCTGCCCAGCTTTTGTGGCCTGCTCAAGTTCCTTTTCTCTTACAGCAATTAGTGCATTGGCCTGTTCGATTGCTTCTTTATTTCCTGAGAAAGCAATTTTTCTGGACTGTGCTCTTGCCTCCTTTAACCGAGCTTCTGCACCGGCAACCCTGTCTGCCGCCAGATACTCCTTATTAATCCAGTCAACGGAATTTTTTACCGCCTTATTACCTTCAATGGTAAGTGTGTTCATCGTGGTTTGCAGATCTAATGCCTGGCCGATAAACCTCATCGTAGGGTCAATTGCGCCACCAAGCGCTACGTTTTGCCTACCCTTATCCGCTGCTGTGTAATAATTTTTGACATCAATAGCTGCAGCTGTCCACGAATCACCTATTTTCAGGATCTCCCGTCGATGCTTATCAATATCAGCATTCAAGGCGGTGAAATTAGCAGAGTCCTTGTATTGGGCTACCTTTGTCCTTGCCTCGTCATAACTAAAACCAACGTCGATAAGCTTATTTATTGCTTCGCTCGCACCGTCATTAGTCGTTATAAACATACTACTGACTTCATCAATCGCCTGACCAGTCTTGTCAGATATGGCAACCATATTAAGCGCCAGCCGTTCTGCAGCATCTCCGTTAGCGCCAAGAGACGTTGTGGCTATTTTTGTCGCAGCATCAATTTCCTGTCGGTTCTGATAGACGGCATAAGTTAGCAACCCAACTGAAGCAGCTGCTACGCTATAGGGATTAACCAGACCCATGATATATGTGCCAACGCCCTTAATCGCTGGCCCAATGCCGCCAAACATATCTTTGAGCTGACCGCCCTGCTGCATAAGAACCATAAACGGTGACTGCCCGGTAGAAATACCGACAACGATATCGGTCATCTGAGCAGGGATCATGCGCATAGCGTTGGCAGTCTGAGCTGCAGATTGGCTTGTTTTACCCAATTGCGCCTGGGTTTTCTCCAGAGCATCGCGGGATTCTGCAAGTTTACTGTTGAGGCGATCGTAAGCCAGGGGCGACAGCATCCCGGATGTTTTAGATGTATCCAGCTGGCGCTGCTGCTCGTTAAGGCGACGGAATGCTTCACCTACGGGATCTATTTGGGCCTCAAGACGACGCAGTGCATTTACCTGCTCATCATGTGCTTTTACAGCCTCGCGCTCGGCTTGTGCTTCGCCAGTGACTTCCCGACGAGTCTCCTGAAGTTTTTTGCTGTATGCATCATATTGGGAAGTATTAATTGCGCCCGATTTAAAGGCAGTATTCAGTTCACTTTGTTGTTGTTCAAGATTGCGAAGAGCAGCTGCCAGAGGGTCGATTTTATCGAGCATTCTCTGGAATGCATCAGCCTGCGCCTCCTGCTGCACAGCAGCCAGTTTGCTGGCCTTCTCTGCTTCTCGTTGAGCTTGTGCAACACCACTTAGTTCCTCAGTGGTGTCATTCAGCATCTTAGACAGCGAACGAAACTCTTCCTCGTCAATTAGACCCTTATCGAAGTATTTTTTTAGCTCACTATAGCGGCGACCGACTGTATCAATTGCAGCACCAACCGGATCAATGGCTGCTCGTAATTTATTGAGAGCATCTTTTTCATCGTCAGTCGCTTTTGTCACTTTGAATATGCTGGTTACAGCCTTATCACCAGACTGAGTCATCTTATCAAGCGCAACAGTAAGGCTGTCAGCCTGCTTCTCTGCCCCGGAGCTGTCCAGGCGTATCGCTAGCCGTGATTCTTGTTCTGCCATTTACCTTATCTCCGGGCAATAAAAAACCCGCCGATAAAGCGGGTTAGGAAATACTTAAAAAATGATAATCAGTGAAGGCTATCTTCATCCCTCGATTGAGTTACTGCAATTTAACGCCTCCCATAACAAACCGTTTGTCATCTTTGTTATAGGCTTCAAAATTTAAGGATTTCCCTTCATTGGATCTAACGATATTTACTTCACCATTGTCGCCACCAACGCCTTTCATTGTGAAGGTAGTTGTCTCCTGACCCGCAAAGGTGTTACTGCTGATATCGCTTTGATAGTAAGCCTTGCCGTCAATAATCATATCTACCATCCCGTTGTTATGCAGGTACAGCTTGGTATGATGCCACTTTCCCGTCCCGGTTAAATCGCCAGTGAGGAATTCACAGTTAAAGGAAACATCGCCTTTTTTACATTCCGACGTTATTTCCTCTTTCCCCGTAGCTATCATCTCAGCAATTGAAGGTGGGTCTTTAGGGGGGAGTAGTTTTGATATTTGAAACTTGTCATCACAGCCCAACAATGCCATTAAACCAAGCCCGACCACCAAAGCCCTTTTCACATCCCTATCCTCATCATTAACATTTGCTCACAGGTTAGCACAGGAAAAGATAGGGACAATGATATGACTACTTCACTTTTGCCTGTCTTTTCTGCTCTTCAGCCCACTCAACTCTCCAGGCATCATCGAGGGCCAGTATTGCTGCGTCAAACTCAATGCGGTCGATCAGGATGGTGCGCGATGCCAGGTAAAGCTCAATATCATTCAGGGATAGAGGGAGCGGCACTCCGGCCATGCCGGCATACTTCCTGCCGCGCGATATCATGGCGTAAGCGTTGAGGATCTCCCCAGTGACCGCATCGATTTCAGGCTCTGGAATGGGTGGGAGATTTAGCTTCTCCCTGCGCCACTTTGCTTTCTCGCCCTGCTCGCCAGCGAAATCCTTTAGCCACTTTTGGGCCTCTATGGCTTTTTTACGGTTTCCTGAGTCTGCTGCTCCTTACCCTGAGCAATGTTTGCCGCCTCAGCCAGTATCAGCCAGTATAGCGCCGGGTGCTGTTTCAGCATGGCAGCCCCAAGTTCTGGGGTGTAGTCGAGAGCAACCTCTATGCCGTCGACTAACTTACCTACTCCCTCCCAGCCTTTCAGCAGGAACCGAGCGGCGTTATCGATCAGCAGGTCATCAACAGAGTCTATATCGTCCACGATGGCGAGATTAAAATCCGTTGTCCCCACCTTATAACCTGCGTCCATCTTATCGATGTGGCGGCGCACCAGCGCGTTACGAGAGCGATATTGCGGATTCTCGCTGCTGGCCACCAGCAGGCGAAGTTTGAACAGCGATTCTTCTTCCGGCGAGAATTCCTTTTTGCTGCCTTCTGGCTTTTTGTAGGGATAAAACCAGCGCTCGCCATTTAAATCAATTTTCGGGGTAACAATCAGCATAAAAAACTCCATAAAAAAACCCTCCAAAGAGGGCCAATTTTAATCACCACCGCCATTAGTGGCAGGAACGCGGGTAATAGTTGGCGGAGTATTGGCCGCGGTGATATCCAGCTGAACCTGAACAATGTCAGTGCTCCCCGCATCCGGCCAGTCGCCGGAGATCTGCACTTCCGGGAAATCGAAGGTATAGGCGCCTTCATCATTCTCCAGCGTGAAGCTAAACGGCACCGTTTCGCCGGTGAACGTTTTTTTGTAAACCTCCCAGGCAGCCTTTGACCATGACAGCGTGATTTGACCTGACGGGGTAAAGGTTGTCGGAATGTTTGCGCCGGCGAACGCCGAACCGGTACCGATGCAGCGCTGAGTCTGCATATTGTTGTTGAACTGAATGTTAAAGGTGTCGACGCAGAAGCCTGTCCCGCCATCAACACCATTTAGCCGGATGTTTGTGACCTCTTTGAAGGAGTAACGCAGCGCCCCCGCTAAATCCACTGGCGTGGTGAAAAAGCTGGTATCGTCCCCCTTCGTCTCCCAGTCCAGCCCTGCAAACGTAATGGTTGCAGTGATATCACCATCGGCCGGGATTTCCATCTGGAAGGTACCAACCTGGCAACCGCGGGCAATCTGGGCGATCCCCACATCACTGGCAAAGGTCGCCACGGAGAACGTAATACGACCATTACCCATCGTCAGCACGTTATTTACCCATTCGGCGCCGAAACAGCTGGCAAGAAAATCTTCATGCTGATTCCAGCGAAACCGTGTGCCGACATCGCCGCCGACATCCACTGTGCCGCGTGAAACACCCTGCGCCATACGGTCACCAGCGATTTCGTCATTGTCGTTGGTGTTCTGAGTTGGTTTCAGACCAAATGAAGAACGACGCAGCAGGTTCCACGCCCCTGCTGTTGGCGTGATTCCTGGCGTTGTCTCGCGAATAAACGCGGCTACTACTTTTGCACCTGAGCTCACAGGAGCCTCCTGTTTTTTGTGCGCTACAGAGCGCGATAAGGAATTTGAAGATTGAGCTGTAACCAGCCATCGGCCTCACCCGCCGGCACAGCAGAAACAGCGAAATAACTAAGTTTTCCGTCGTCCTTGAACTCGAATAGCTCCGTTAGCTGATCAGCCGTCCGGGAGATAAGCAACGTCCCGGAGCCAACCGGAACAAATAGCTGAATGATGAGTAAGCCCGTCCTGTGGACGACCGGCCCATCCCCGATCTCGGTTGCGCCAGCCTGTCCTGCAATGTTGGTGAGGCGGGCCCAGATATCGCGGCCGCCGGGGTCAAATACCGGACCATTGGGATAATCCACCGCATCAGAGGCAATAGCGGTCTGTGCCGCCATTCGGGAAATGGCAGCGTTTCTTATTTCTGTGAGAGTCATTTGTAGGCCTGAATCACACCATTAAACGAGACGGCATAGACGCCTGTCGGCGCCTGCGTTGAGTGGCCATTCTCCAGAGGCACGGAGTAAGGCAGGTTCGACTGGATGTAAATCACCGAGTAGGCTGGCGCCTGGTCGATGATATTTTTGCCATTAAGAAACGTCATTGTCCCGCGCGGATCCGGTTCGGTCGGGACGGAATGATCAGGTTCGCCGATGCTGACAAAATGCGATGCCCTGAAGGTTCCTGCGCGATACTCAGCCGGGCGCCTGATATCCATGCTGTCATTAACACGGACTTTCTTTCTGAGACGGCCAGTCTTTGTCAGATTGGCAGGATCGGCATAAAGAGACTCGTTCCACTCACCTACCGCTTTGTTGTACTGAACCGCGGTCGCGTTGATAGCCCACAGCTCCGGGTTTCCTACCGGCGACCGTTGAACAATCTCATTCAGCAGTTGAATGGCGATTGTCCGCTGGCGTAGTTTGACATCTTCGGCCACCAGCCCGGCGAATGCGGCCGGGTCAATGTTCCAGCCCTTAGCCATATCACGCCCTCCGCAGTTGAATGGAGTACGCAGCGCCAGCAGAGTCGGCAGAAGCGGTTATGATGTCGTAACGCTGAAGCTCACCCGTAATCGGATCCGGAGCGGTGATGACATGCCCGACGGCCGGCTTATCAGTCACCTCGTTAACCAGGGCGGTTAGCTTCACATCACCATGCAGAATGTTAACGCCATCGATACGGCGGAGTTTATAGCGCGCCAGCACTCCGCGTCCCGAGTAAGTCACCTGCGTTTCAGTGCCGGTTTCCGTCACCGGGTCCCAGGCACCTCGAACGGTGTATGACCCAGTGAAATCCTTAACGGCATCCTGCAGGTCTGTATCGAAGGCTGCGGCGACTTCAGTTTGGAGTTCGTCGCGGATACCCACGGTCTACCTCCTCTATGCCTTTTTCACCAAAACGCTGAAGCGGGATATTGTTAGAAACATATCCGCCAGTAAAAAGGACCAGGACGTTACCACGCAGTTTCCTGGTATAGATTTCGCCGTTGCGTTTAACCCTCAGCGGAAGCGGAGCAAACTCAACAACGCCCTTTGCCGGGTTTGCGTAAACGACATAATTGATCGGGTTTCCATTCACAAACACATCGCGAGGGCCGAGCCCGTCACCGGCATAATGCACATCAGTGTTTTGCATATCACCCCCTTACCAGCCGTACCTGAGACTGACTAACGCCATAGGGCTTTAGCATTGCAAGCGCCAGCTGCAGATCGGAATCAAGCAATGCCGAGCTGTTGGTAGCAAGTTCCGCGAAGGTCTTTGAAACGCTGACATCATCGGCATCTACCGTCTTACTCAGCAACACACCAGAATCGGTTTTCTGCTGATAAAGGCCACCATTCGAGGCCGCTAGCGCCGCATAGGCGCCAGCTTGTTTCACATCGTCAGGAATGATGATTTCGTGAGTTGCCTTATCGCACGGCATTTTCAGGTTAAGTCCATTCATCCAGGTATTAGCCATCAGCACAGATTTGGCTTTTTTGCTTTCATCTGTCCAGGTGGCACCGAGAATCGAATTGACGTCTTCAACGGTGATGAAAGTGATCATGCATCACTCCATTTCTTTCCAGCCGTGCGCCTTCCAGTTCTCCACTTCATCAGGGTGAACGTTGGCGGTATTGGGCGCGCCCGGGAATGCCGGGAAATCGGTAACCATCGCCACCAGCTGCGATGTGGTCGATACGGGTTCGTTGTTATCCGCCTGCGTAGACGCAGTTTGCTCAGCAGCTCGTTGGGCGCGCTGCTCTTTTGTTAATCCGGCCATTAGCCCTCCACTAAAAAAAGGGGCCGAAGCCCCTGTTTATCAGCCCAGCAACAACGCTGAGTGCGCCGACTTAACTGCCGCTACGCCCCAGGACAAACCGACTTCGTAACGCACCTGGCGATACTGGCGGTACAGTGCTACCTGGTAAGTGATGCCAGATACCGGGTCAGTAACGTTCATCACATCATCCGCAGTATCGCCGCCCTGCGGCATTGCCGGGGTTCGGGATGCAAGCAGGAATGCATTGCGATCAAACGCCATGTTTGCGGTGTAGGCGCCACCAGCGGTAATAGCGGTGTTGTCGGCCAGTGCCTGACGTAAGCCAGGAGCTGCCAGGGTGATTGCTGTGGCCGTCGCAGCAGCAACAAGGTATTTATTGCTGTCCCCGTCAAACGTCACGATGTCACCTGCTGCAAAAGCACCTGTGCCGGTATCAATGGCAATCAGAATATCGCCTTCAGCTTTTGCACCATTCACCAGGTATCCGGCAGCCGGAGATGCAGCGCGTTTCTTAACATGTGCGGATTCGTGGATATTGAAACCTTCCAGTCGCCCCACGATACCTTCGCGCAGAAGCGCATCAGTACCGGACTCGTTTACTTTGAACAGAACAGACTGTTTACCGCGGAGGTTTGCGATAGCCGAAGAACCGAGAACCATCTGCAGATCAGTTGTCGGTGAACCGTTGTCAGAGAGAACCTGGCGCGCATTTGCCGCATCCGACAAATCACCTGCAATACCGAAAGGAGCGGTGCCGGCCGTACCAACAGCACGGGAGGATGCGAAATACAGAGCCGCGAGATCTGCATCCATCTCATTAGCCAGCGCGCGAAAAGCCTGCTTAAACTGATCAGCAAGGATGGTGTTGTATGTCCCTGCGGGCCCCAGTGCCAGTTGTTCCTCACCGTTCCATTTGACCGGGGCCATTTTGGATTTGGTGATTTTGACATCAACGGTGCCGATCGTCTGGTCGCCGTCATTTGGCGCAGTAGCCCCCGGAGTAATATCAACAGTGGTTGCCGGTGGCGCAACCGGCGCAGTAACAGTCTGGTCCTTCGCCGCCGCATCAGCTTTAGCATTGCGCGATACAGCCGGGATAAAACCGACCTGTTCGCGAGATACGGTATCCAGAGCCGTGAAGATAGTCGGGATCAACCCGGTAAGCGTATTAGCCATGTGTATAGATTCCTTGGAGATTAAAATATAGGGTTGGTTGAGCTATCCAGCTCCGGCACCAGCAACCATCCGGCGGCTGGCAAAGAATTAATCGACGATGGTGATACCGTCTTTGAGAGTTGATTGCTGATCTGTCGGACTCAAACTGGTAAACGCATCGCGTTTCATCGTTTTCTGCCCTAGTGAATGCTGAGACTGGCGAGAGCCGCCTCCCTGGTTGCCGCTGGCCTTCAGAATGTGGTCTTTCTGTGGGTACTGCTCCACCAGGAACTCCAGCGCCTCATCAAAGGCCGCCAGTTCGCCCGGCTTCGAGCGGGAATAAATTTTGTTGCCAGAGCCATCATAGGCAACGACTTTGCCGTCCTCGACTTTGAAGGACTGACCGAACCGCGCCTGAAGCATATCTGCCGGAATTGCTACTTTATCTGCGATGAATTTCGAGCCAGAGAACCGGCCGCCGATCATTTCCTGATAAAGCTGGCCTTCAAGGTTCGTCGCACGCTGAGTAGCTTCATCAAGCTGGGCCTGGAATGATTTGGTGATATCCGCTTTAACCTGATCAACGGCGCCTGCGTCGATCAGTTTTTTCTGGTCGATTTTAGTCATCATCTCCAGCGCTTCGAGCGCCTTCGCCGGATCACCGATTTTGGCAAACTTAGCCAGACTGGCTTCAGCGGCTTCTTTGGCTTCACGATGAGATTTCGCCTCGCCATTCAGAGAGGAGATTTTTCCAACGGCCTGCACAGCATCAAAACCAACTTCCTGGCCGTCATCGTGGACGTAGACGGGTAAACCGCTGGAATCGACTTCTGCATAGCTTTTGCCGTTAAATTCGACTGTTTTCAGTTTCATGTGGTTACCTTTTCGGGGTCATCCGACCGTTGCACCGCTCACCATCCGGATCACGGCAATAAAAAAGGCCGCCCGGAGGCAGCCTGTTGTGAAATTTAGATAATAAAAAAGGCCGCCTTAGCGACCTTGATAGTGGTATTCGTAGTGATGCAGTTTCCCGTCTATTACTATCCTTTCTAGCGTATATATCAGAATATCCTGTTCGAGATCACAGGCATCAAATCCGTTATTAAACAATGGGGATGCATCAGAAACAGGCTGAGGAAATTGCACTCGCTCTAATGGCACTCCGTAGTCATCCGTGTGAAGGGGTACGGACTCACCATCTCGAGGCCCGCCTTTTAAGAAAATCTTCATGCTAAAGGTCTCCTGATCGATCATAAGCAAGTGTGGTGGCCGGTGCTGCCACGGCATTCTGATTCTTCAGAACGGCGGGGACTCACCGAGGTGAGTCTGGTTTCCGGCTTGCCCGTTTCTCACGGGACGCTTTGGCGCGCAGGTCAGCATCCTGCATTCACCACGAATTTACCCTATCACACTCTGGCATCCTTAAACGCCTGCGCGTCACGGTTGCGCAATTGGTCAAGCGTCAGCCACTCGCCCCTGTCGTTGTAGAACTCATCGGGAGACATGCCGCCATCACGAATCAGCCTGGCGCGCGTTTCTCCGACAATCTCAGCTTGTCGCGTGAACGACTGCCGGGAGAACCAGTCCTGGTAGTTCGTGTCAGCCGGAACCTGTCCATCCATGCTGGCACGCGAGCTGTCCTTGATTTCGCCGACTTTGATACCCAATTCCTCGGACGATTTCAGGATGTAAATTTCGGTGCTCCGACAGCAAAAGTGGATTTTCCCGGGTCCCTGCAGATACGGCACCTTATGGCCGATCGGCTTGTTATCCAGTGTGTACTTGAGGCGGTCGCGAATCCGACAGTCTTTTGATGTACGGTTATCCAAAGTGGATAACCACTGCTTACCCTTCAAAATGTCATCGTTCGCATCTGCAAAGCTTTTCCTGGCCGTAGAAGCAAGATGCCCCACAGCCGTTTTTGCAATACTGCCGGCATTGGTTCGGCTCATCTGCAGCGCGCCATCCTGATAGCCACGATTAGCATGACCACGGGCCTTTCTGGCGATTTGCTCATGCGTATCGCCCAGGAGAAAACCCTGCCGCACTGTATTGGAAATTCTTGCCATCCTGTCAGCTTCAAGGTTATCTGCCCACTCCGAAAGCAGGCGCCCCTGAAACGGCTGTGCCATCGCAGTTGCGTAAACGGCATCCGGTGAAATGCCCACCAGCGGGTGAAGCGATAGCACATCATCGGGGATCGCAAACTGGAACAGGCTCAGCTGAAAGCCTGCTTCGTGCTGAGCGAGTTGCTGCAGCTCATCAGATAGTCCCGCGTACATTGACTGCACAGCCTCGCGATTGAGAGCTCTGACACTAACGAGCAACGCTTCCAGTCGCGACACGGTAAAGCTGTCAGCATCCAGGCTATCCATCGCTACCAGCAATCTGGCTGTCAGTTCCGCATCGCTGTCATTCAGGATTTTTATCATCCTGTTTGCAACGCTGGTGCTGTACCGCGCTATCCATATCGCATGCGCTATCGATTCATCCTGAAGCTTGTCATTCGCCGTTGCCATTTGCACCACCCGGGTTACTCAGTCCGCCGGCCAGCGTGACCTGCTGATTCCGCAACTCGTCGATAACCTCTTCGGGCTTCGCGTCCGGATCGATAAATTTGAGGGCCTGCAAAACGCGAACAGCATCGACCTGACGTATATCACCACCCTGACGGAGCGACTGAACAGCTGTTGCAGCTGCGGCATCAAACATCTGGGCTGAAACATCCAGTTCGGTGCGTACATCGACATTGCCGCCGTCTTTCTCGCCCAGCCATTCCGCCATAATCTGCAGGATATTATCGAGCGCATCCTCAAGCGAGCTTGCCATGGTGTAGAGAGGTGAATTCTCCTGCATCCGCTCTTCGTGAGTCTGGTCTAAGGATTTAGTCGATGTGTTTTCCGCGCGCAGCAGTTTTGCGCCGGCCTGACGCATCTGGTTTTCCAGATCCTCAAGGGAAATCTTACCGGCTTCAATCGCAGCCCCGGTATGCTCGACATATTCCAGTCCCTGCCGCTGGCGGTCATCGAAACGAGTCGCAGAGGAAGAACCTATCGTCAACGTTTCGCCATCAGCCAGACCGTAAGCCACCAGCAACGGCACGCGAGCGACATGCAGGATGTTGTCCTGTTCGCTCTGACTCTGCCAGTGCTTGATATTCAGTAAGGCGAGATTAAGCAGTGGCGGTGAACCGCGCATAAAGCCTGTGCGTTTTGTGTAAAGAGTCACCAGGGGAATGTCATCGCGACTGGTTTCCCACTCGTCGTGAATCTGCCACTGGCTTTCGCCGTTATCACCTTTATTTCGACGATAAATTTCAACCTTGCCCGGCATGATATGGCGTATTTGCTCAACTTTCGTTTGCCCGTAATCATCGCCATCAATAATGATGACCTCTCTGATACGCAGATCGGTCAACACCACTTTCCCTTTAACCACTTTCGATTTCCAGCCGATGACCTGGCGAGGATTTAACATCGTGGCATACGGGCGGGATCCCGCGGCTTTTTCGTCGGCTTTAGTTTTTACTGCCTCCCGGTCAATTTTCGGGAAATCCACCAGCGCATGTACCAGACCATACTGGAATCCGATGCTGAAAAATTGCTGTGCCCAGACATCGAGCCGGTTTCCTTCCATATCAATATCTGGTGACAGCTCCCGTATTTGTTCAGGAGAATCCTCACTCAATACCGTCGGCTCAGCAAACACTCGCCCGATGTTTTGTTTAATAGCCTCTTCATAGGCAGGTAATAACGTTGCCGAAGCCAAACGCTCCTTATAACTTTCAGGATCTTCGTTCGGCCATTTCGGGAGATACTTCTTGCCCTGCCGGCGCATTTCCAGCGTGCCGCCCATCAGCGCATCATTAATATCCCATGCCTCAACCATGTCGTTATAGTCGAGGTTGGGCGTTGAAATATCAGGCATGGTTTTACATCCGCAGTTGGGTGACTTTTCCAGTCGGTTTGATGATCGGGAATTGCTTCACAATGAAATACCCACCGGCATCGTTGGGGTGATCGTTATCCGCCGTTTTGTCCGGCTCAGCGTTTTCGCCCCAAACCTGTTGCTCAAGCGATTCGGTGTACACCGGGCACCGCTTTACATTCACTTTGTAGCGACGTTCACCGTTACCATTGCAGAACATGGCATTCATCGCGTTGATGCGGTCTTTCACTGGCGGATTTGATGCATTAACAACCACATTGAAGCCGGCCTGCTTAAGCTGAGCGATATCCGTGGCGCTGGCATTGCTGGATTTGCGGGAATCGCCGGAAGCGTCCGGGTAAATATAGATTTCCCGCACCTTGCGATAATCGTTGCCGTCGTACAGCCAGAACCGTTCTTTGATGATGCGAATCATGTCCGGGGTGTCGTAAGCCTTGATGATTTCAGTAACTGCACAGGGAAGCCCAAAACGCAGCACATGAACAATTCCGGCCATCTTCCCGACGTTGAAATCCATACCGATATACAGCGGCTCACCGGGTTGCTCTTCTTCCCGGCAGTTATTCAGCTTACGGTCAAACTGATGGTAAATCGTCCCGCTGGTAAGGTTGGTGAACTGGCCACGGAGATAAGCCTTGATCAGCTCCGGCGGGTATGACTCCATCAGCGACGGGATATAGTCCGGCGGCAGATTCTTTTCGTTGTCGAACGTCGAGGCCTGCACCAGGCCGTACAGCGTTGAGAGCGAAGGCTTATCGCGTACAGCCTTTGCGAACTGCTGATAAACGAATTTAAACCCTTCCGGCGTCGTGGTGACGTCGATCCCGTTACGAAGACCGGCCACGTTGTAACGCATACGAGCAATGATTTTTCGCCAGGCTAACTGCGCCTTTTTGGCGGGCATTACGTCCAGCTCATCAATCAGCGCATTACCGATTTTAAAACCAACGATGGTTTGTGGTTTCTCCATCGAGCGGCAGATCGTCGTGCCGCGATACTGGCGCCCGGCGTAGAAGTGAACCTCTTTGTTCCCCTCGTTGATTTTGACATTCAGCCCCCAGTCGTGGGCCACCTCCTCAACAGTGGGATAAAAGATGTCTCGGATCTGCGGATACGTTGGCGCAAAGTAACCCTGGTTGATTTTGGGGTGTTCCCACATCCCTTTGCAGATGCCACCACAACCGACCCACGTCTTACCGGAACCGAAGCCGGCGACGTAGGCCTTAAACTTGTACTGCATCGCAAGAAATTTGGCCTGAGGGATGTTAAGCGTCGGTGCTATCGCCATCCTCTTCCCTCACTCGTGCATCGACTACGTTGATATTGATTGCAACTGGCGTTGGTTCGTCATCCTCCGGATCAGCAGCCAGCTCTTTGCGTAATTTTTCGACCTCCAGCTGCCGGCGCTCAATTTCAATCAGCTGCAGACGCTGGGCGAACTCGCTATCAGCCAGGCCGAGCCGTTTCATCACCGCCTCGTACATTCGCTCGCGACTAATAGCGGTAATCTCTACGCCATTCTTCCCAAGCTTCACACCGGAATAGGCAAGCGCAGCATCCGGCGCCAGCTTACGCGTATCGGCGAAGAAAGGCTGGCCTACACCATCACCATTGCAGCGGGGGCATTCCGGGTTAGGTGCGCTGGTGTGGTCGTAACCGTAACCACCAACATCTACGGGCTCGCGACGTTTTCGCTCAAGCGCTTCGAGTCGCTTCTCTTCGTACTCCACGGCATCACGCCATTGATACTGATGACCAAAGCCCCAGCAGTAACGACAACTCCCGCGGCGATACTGTGATAGCTGGTTGGCGTCGAACGTTGCCAGGCGCCACATCTGCTCAAGCACTTCATCGGCACTTCCAAGCGTGCGCACAATGGATGCTTTCTGCTGCTGCGCAATGGCCTGCGCAATACTAACTTTTGCTAACAGCCTTGCTCCCTGTTCATTCGCTGTCTTCTTGCTGTACCCGGCACGGATAGCGGCCTGTGTGGCGTTGTTGTCCTTCAGGTATTCCGCGACAAATGAACGTTGTTGATCGGTGAGGCCATCATCATCCACCAACTCTTCTGCGCACTTTTCCTTTTGCGCAGTGCGCAGTTTCTTCTGCGCAGGTTTTTGCGCAGTGGGTTTCTTGATGTATCGGCGGGCGGTAGCGTAATTCAGTCCCTGCGCTTCACACCAATCCTTCGGTGATACGCCGGTTGCGGCATGATCGGACAGGAACCGTTGCTGAAGCTCGCCCCAGTCCGGTTTTGCCATGGATTATTCCTATTTAACGTGAGGGAGAAAAAGGAATTACTGATTCTCCATAAAATATTCACTTTTATGTTTTGGAATTAAGGCTCTTTAGTTCAGGAGTTATTATGAAAAGAATTATGCTTGCAGTTTTTGTGATCTGTGGTGCGCTGTCACTTTCAGGATGTATCCTTCCCCCTGGTCCCCATGGAGGCGGACATGGTGGAGATCACTTCCATGGTCCTGAGCATCGTTAATCGCCTGAGGGCTTTCATTTTACAAATGATGAAAAAGGCCGCAAAAATATGCGGCCTTTAGTTACTACCAGCTAGCGTATAAAGAATCTCTCAGGAGCCACCCGGGAGAGGTTCATCTATACGGCTAACTGACCTCTGCCGTTCTGGTGTTGGCAGGCAGAGACGTTATGAGAGTAGTGAGTATTTCAAAATTCACCGGGATAAACAGACAATGATGTCAGTTACCCCGTGTAACTGGTAATTGGTGATTGATTGAACTGTCAGCTCAGACGATTTGTCTGATGGTCATTATCACAGGCACTCTATGAACGCCTGCTGTAATGCCTTAGCTGATCTGCTCAGCGGCAGTATCAAACAGCGCCAGCGCTTCGGTCGCTTCCTGGATTGCCTTACGGGTCTTCGAGACAATCTCACTTTCCGTGAAAACACGATCGAAAGAGTCAGCGAATAGCTCAGACTTCAGATAGCTGTCGCCTACCCAGTCAATGGCTAACTTCGCCGCTGCAGTGTCGTAATTCACTTTCTTGATAATATCCAGGCGGATTTGCTCAGATGCGGTGATCTCTGACATGTCTTACCTCTTTGAAAAATAATACATACAGAAAGGCCCTGTATTAACAGGGCCTTTTATCGTCAAACTTTAGGGAACCAACGCTACAAGCCAGGTAAAGTAATGACACCCTGACTTTATACTAAAAAGTGACTCATATTAGAGCTAATGGTGATCATCCATAAAACCAGCCTGCGACACCAAGGAACATGGCTGACAGAAAACAACAAATTGCAGTTTTATGCATCAATACACCGTAAAAGGCGCAAGATATCACGACAAGAAGTACAATAAGGACAGGCCACATACTAAACAAAAGAATAGCATATGACTCCGAATTATTATAAATATTATTTTGCACTAGCATCATAATCCTTCTACGGTGTTTGAAAGCATTGCAATGATGCCAATTTTAAATTCCAACAGCGAATTTATAATAAATAGAAACCATCAAACTAACGAAAAATCACTCTTACCAAACAAAAATCATTACCAAGAAGATTCAACTACAACCCAAATATTCAATCCGTGTATATAACGCTGCACCGGAACACAAACAAATACACCTTCATTTAAACTTACTGACTTTATTATACTACCCGCAGGAGGAAAAACATCCCCACTCCCAGGCAACTTGTTAATTTGTTCAGTACCATATCGATAATACTCTGGAAGTTGTGGAAGTTTGCACTCAGTCATAATTAGCAGCTCATTTTATAAGAACTCAATGTAGCATACATGATGAACTAAAAAACCCACATTGCAAACAATATATTTCGTTAAAGTGAAAAACATTGGTTCGCGAGGAGATTTTTTTGTTCACAGCTTCTCTTACCCTCTAAATTCCCTAAGGTTTTACCTAATATCTTAATTTTGAAATGGTAGAAATATTATGAAAGTTACAGACGTACAATCCATGAAGCATACACTCACTAAGCTTGTTAAATCAGAAACACATTCTACACTTACTTATGACTTTGCTCTGCCATGACAAAGTCTACTGTTCTACCCGTGAGCTCAGGGATGAGCCACTTCCTGTAGTGTCAGACCATCCATTTTTTCTCAAAACCAGTAGAAAAACACCTCGAAATCTGACTAAACTCCGACATTGGCTGCCTCTGCAGCGCCCCGTCAATTTGTCGGATTTACTCCACGGGGTTTTTTATCACCTGAAACTGCTGGGCAAAGGCTCCAAGAATCCAGCCCACCAGCGGTACACGTTCCCGGCATCCAGAAGCAGGATACCTGAGAGATGTTATATCCTTCGATCATATGAGGAATGTATCGTAGGTAGTTCTATTCAAAGGTGAGTTCATCAAGCCTTAATGGTTTTCTTATAAAAGCCTTTTGGCATTCGATTATGAGTATCTGCCCCTCGCACAATGAGCAAAACACAGGAGAGGATTTACCGGAATCACCATTTCCACAGGTGAACTCCTTAACCCCATAAATAGTGCGCTCAACCGTGTTATCTCTGATAAGATTGATATGCCCTGCATGCTTTTCACCTTGTACTATGTATTTAGACTGCTTACCTGTTATACCCTCAGAGAAAATTGCTACCCCTTTATCAAAATCCCAGATAAAAATCTTACACCCACCGTCAGATACAAGCATTTCCAGTGTCAGCTTGTCATTCGATGCTGGATCAGACATTCTTGCATAGCATTTTCTAATCACAACACACCTACCAATTTTTAGGTAGAATATAAGCACACCAGAAGCAGCATTCAACAAGAAAATAATCTGTCCTGCATAAGCCAGCCAACTGGCTTTCTCCAACCGCAGCTGACGTAAACACTGAATGGCACACTAGCGCAACAGCTTCAACTGGCAGGAAAGGTCCTCAGGCTTTGACTGCAACACCACCAATGTTAAAGCCATAAAAAAGCCACCCAGAGGTGACCTTAGCGATGGGAATAAATGAAGCATGAATGAAGACGGTCTCAACGCTCTGCTATCTGGTTTAATCGGACGGAGCCTGAAGTTTGAAATATATTGTTTTTGTTAAGCCTTGAGTCGGTTTATTGGCTTCATAACGCCATTGGGCCATTGCCGCAATAACGGCAGAGTCGAATAGGTGCTGAGGTTCTGATTTTAGGATCCAAAGCTTTGATATCTTGCCATCAACACCTACGTTATATCTAACCGCCACACCTCCTTCAATCCTGTTAGCCAGTGCGTAATACGGATATGCAGGATGCGGCGAATATAGCAGCTTTGGTTGAGGGTTTTTAGCGGAGCTGGAACACCCCAGAAGCATACCACACAGGAAGATCGTACCGATAAATCCCTTTTTCATGAAAACACCAATACCGTGAATGTAAATCAACATTATCAAGGTACAGCCTTAACGTGTAGAGGAGAACACCTATTAATGGTAGACATCGAAGCCCTTCATCAACTGAGACTCTTCTGTAATGTTCAATCCTTCAGCTGAGGTAGGCAGTGCTGTTCAGAGTGTGAGTAGTCAATAATGCACTCATAGCCCTGTACAACGCTGCCGTCCTGCAGTTTAACTTCAATCTTTCGTACCTCTTTTGGTTTGCTGTGGATAAACAGCAGAAAAAAAATCATAAATATCTACCGCTTACGCTTGTTGTTTCTGGGCTGGCTCCTAGGCTAAAAGAGCCATTACATAAAAGACCTTGCGTTTACTTACCCGTGGACCTCAAGGATGAGGCCATTTATTTAACTCAATGAGCAGGGGTAATGCTACGGCAGTTGGCTTGCACTGCTTTGTTGTGCGCCAGAATGTCGCGCTTGGTCTGCATATCCAGCACGTCGATATCGTGGTCGGTCAAGTAGATGACCCTCACCCAGTTGCACGCCGTATCAACGACTACCGGGGCGGGTGAAGTGCTCGCGCAGCTCCCGATCAACATTGTCATCAGGCATATGGCTAACAGTCTGCTGTACATCAATGGCCCCTTTCACAACTTCCGCCTTACGTTCTGCCACAGCAATACTGGCGGCTGCTTTCTCTTCGGTATGGTGCTGCTCGGCTTTGGCTTCTGCCTTGCTTGTTCCGCGTGCATGGCCGATGCCGAACGCGCCAGCGATCGCACCCAGGATGACAACCACCAGCCCAGCAATAATTTCAATATTCACTGCTACGGTCCTTTCAGTTCGTCGGCCTTATCTTTCAATGCCGGCTGGCGCACATATTGCGAAAGCACCGCCAGCACCACCAGTGCAGGGCTAATCAATGCCACGATGTTTGGAGGCAGAATGTTTTTAATATCCGGTGGCAGCATCGCCCAGGCGTGCAGCGCAGCATCCGGGAACGACTGCGCCCACACGCCAACCAGCGCACCGATAGCCCCCAGCTTTACAGACCACGTTTTCAGCAGCAGGCTGGCATGGGCAACGAACTCCAGCCGGGTATATTTGCGCAGCAGTAACAGAACAAGCACAGCCACCACCACGAGCAAAGCGAAGATGATCATCTTCATAGCACGCGCTCCTTAACCCAGCCGTAGAGGAAATCCTCGTTGGCTTCGCGGCCCTCCGCCAGTTCGAGGTATCTGGCGCCCTGGCTGCAGTTCAGCGCACGTAACAGAACCTGTTCCCCCTCTTTCCCGCGGGCTGAAAGATATCCCTTAAGCGCAGTGATGGTTCGGGGGCCAATGGCGCCATCCGGGATCAGATCGGGATACAGCTTTCCGCGCATATTCAGGGCAGTGAGCCAACGCTGAAAGAACTTACTGGCGACGCTGGGCCCCATGTTCACGCCAGTGTCGCAAAGCTCATCCGCCAGTAACGTAGATAGAGCTGCCACCTGGTCAAACCGGGGTCCGGTCCAGTAATCGCTCAGCAGGATTTGCTTTGCTGTTTCCCTGGGCAGGTTTCGCATATCACCGGTGTAGCCATGTGCACGGGCGGTGGTTTGCGTGATGCCCCAGCGGGTCGGCCCGCCTTTATCCGATGGATGATCGACATAACCACTCTCTTTGCCGAGGATCCCCTCGATAATCTGGTCTGCTGTCATTGTGCTTTCACCCCGGTGATTCGTTCCCAGAAATACGTGAGCGCTACGGAACCCATAGCACCACTGATACCGGCAGTGGCCAATATCATGTAAATACTCAGGCCACCTTCAATGCTGATGAGCCCACCAATAACCCCGGTAAAAGCCGAAACCACAATCTGCGCAAAAGCATTTATCCAGCTCCATTTTGCTTTGCCCTGCTTTACATCCATCAGGAATCGGACAAGGCCGCCCCAACCAGCAATGATCAGCAGAGCCAGCCAGGTGATTCCGGCCATGCTCTCTTTGTCTTGCATATGCTTTGCCATAGGTTCACCTCCGGGTTAACGGGGTGCTGTGAGTTTGATAAGGATCAGGACCGGCGGGAGGAATACTCATCAATGGTGATTCCGGGTACCTGAAAGAAAAAACCACCTGTGCGAGGTGGTTGGGAAATTCAATACGAGCTATGTATCAGTGGATAGTGTATGGTTGCGGACCATTCATCAGGAAATGTCATATGCAACAACGCAAAAACTCAAAAAACAATCGCAACTACCTCATCAAATGTACCTGCCCTAACTGCATCAACCAATCAGAACATAGTTACACCCGAGTCCAAAAAGGTTCTGCGCTGATGTGCCCCCACTGCAGTAAGATTTTCACTCAAGACAAACTCCCTCTAGCTTAGGCTTTACGTGATCATAGTATCGGTAAAGCATCCACTGCTGTGCCCGTCTTGATTAGAAAAGTGAGTCCGTTAGCTAAATTCCGCCAAGACTGGTATAGGCCTACAGACTGAACTTTTGACGTGCAGGGCCCCAGAAGACAGCAGGCCTACCGTAATGGAAGGCCATAAGGGGTTATGCTGCATGTGGGGTGCCAGATAACGACAGGTAATTCTTCGGTCAGTCATCATGGCTCGCGCTGAGGATTCAAATCTTAGTGTTTACCCCTTCGCCAGCCAGATGAAGGTATAGCTTTTTTTGATTTTTTCTTTTAGCTGTTACGAGCAAAAAGAAGCCCGCTGAGAGAGGCGGGCTGAAGTTGGCATTTCAAGGAGCAACGGTAAGAGCGCGCCTGATTGTCCGAGCTACCGATTTACCAGGATGCATTTGTTTTTACCGTTACGTTCTTTAAATATAGAAGGGTAACTGTAAACAGTAAACCCAACATGAATCTTAAATATGTTTAGTGGCAGTGTGGTGCCGGGTGCCTCCCGGTGAGCATGCCCCAGTCGGCATGGCCCGCGCTGCATTTACAGGTTTCTGTAACTGACTGGTCGCCCCTCCGCACAGGGGGATTCACCACATCAATACGTTATGTTGCAAACATAGCTTACGTCAATACACTCTCTTCGAAAGTCGCATTTGAAACTGCTACCTTCGCAGCGAACATTGCTATTGAAGAGCGCCTGATCTCAGGCATAAAAAACCCGCATTTTATGCGGGTTTCTGACTTCGCAGTTTGGATTATCTGAATGCTGAGTTTAGAGAAACTTCAGCATCCGGTTCGTGCGTAATTCTGTTTCTGAGATCCCGGCGAATTATCTCAATTGACCAGAACCACACCAGGTGTCCAAATATTTCAGAAACGTTTTCATACCATGGTAGTTCGAACAACGGTGGGGTTAGGCCCATAAGCGGGAACGAAATCATATGGACAAACAGTTGTGCGAGTGCACCAGCAAGCAAACCCTGCCACAGCTTGATTTTTGGAAACACCTCGGCAACTACACAATACCCAACCGCGAACACGATGGAGAATATGATATGTGTTACGCCTACCCAGTTAAACACATGTCCGGCGAAGGTATAGACAGCCGCATTTGGATCGGCCAGCCCTAACCAATCACGCAGAAAAATATAAGGAGGGTTAAGGAAGTTTCTGGAGCAATCAATCTGCCCGGCAGCTCGAATTAATGACTCTGGTCCACAGGCACTGGTAAACATATCGACAGGACTACGCGGTGGTAATGGTACTTCAGCACCCCATTTAACAAATGCTGAAACCACCCCAGAAATAAGCCCGATAAACAATGCAACACCATAATGCCGTCTGCGAGGTTCGGTTCGCACAAAAATATCTTTTAACGCCATAAGACCATCACTTATAAAGAATATTTACAGTTCCTTAATATTCCTTAAGTTTGGCGCATGGCATTTTGATTCAGATCACACTTTATAGCCGATTTCAGGCATTTGTTTTCAAAAACACAAAACCCTGCAGTAGCAGGGTTTATATGAATGGTTTCGTTCAGGCGTTTTATTCCACGATTTAAAATATACACGACAACTTCGGACAAAAGCAAGCACATTGCACCTAAAATGCAAAATAATGCGCCCATTTACTTAATCAGCTGTTGCTCGTTGAAACTCTTCATCTGCCCTCTTCTCTTCCCTCCAGCATAGGTCCACCAGCGCATCGCAGAAAGGTTTCCAGTTGCGTGTCCATGTTCTGATGTGCAGGTCTGGGATAAGCGTCAGAATCGCTTTATAAGCAGCAGTAGACGGCATCGTTGAAAAACCATTCCCCGAACAGCGCTCACAGATTTTATATACCGGAGTTCCCTGCTCTTTTGTCGCTTTGCGGTCCAGAACCCGGCCAGAACCACCACAGCGGCAGCGAGCGTTTATTTTCCCCTTACCGTCACAGGCTTCACACTTAGCGCTGAAGACGGCTGTTACTTCAGTCCACTTATCCCAGTCGGAAGGACAGACAGCACGGGATTTTTTAGCCCAATATGGTGCTTTGCCCCACGGATTAGAAACTTTGCGTTCCGTAGTGGTTGTTTCAATCTGTCCGGTGCCACTGCATATCTTGCAGACTCCCGTTGTTTGTGCGGACCGGGAATACTCCGCAAAAGCAAACTGCGCTAAAATCAGGCAGCAGCGCCCCAGCTCTTTACCCGCTGTTTTACGTATGTTCTTCGGTGCGGTTTCAATCGCATACCGCGCTAGCGCCTGGACGGCCAACTGCTCATCTGTCTTGCTGATGCCAGTCTTTCCAAAGAACGCTGCCAGTCCGAACCTTGCCCTGCTGCTTGTCACCCCAATACCAGTCATAACATCCGTACCGTTGAGACGATCAGGTGATGTGCTTCTCACATCGTCGCTGATGTGCATACCCTGAGGGCTGAAATGTTTTAAGGATGCTTCGAGTTTCATGCTTTCAGTAACCCCTCTTGTTTCCATATAGCCAAAGTTCTGAGCACGCCTTCGGCATGCATCAGGCGCAGTTCGTCGCGGGTGTAATCGGTGGTTCTCTTTCTGCCATCAATGAGATCGTGGCAAGCACTGCAGGCTATAGCGCCCTGTGTATCGTCCGGCTTGCATCCAGTTCCGCAGGTTCCCGCCAGACGGTAATGCGCCAGTACGCTGGTTTCCGGATTGCCATTACAGTGCCCGGGAATACGTACTGTGCATTCGCGGCCTCGGGCCGCTTTACGTAGGTTCGCCATACTCACCCCCACATCCTGTTGCGCCAGCGAGAGTCTGGCCGCGGCGGATTTTTGTCCTCCACCAGCTGCGCGCTGACGGTCCATGTCATAAAGTCAGGGTTTAAGCTTCGTTCGACCTTTACGCCCCGCTGGCGATATCTAGCCATCAGTTCGTCGGCCTGCTGCGTTGTGCATTCGTGATGGTGAAACCATGAGCGTTTCATCGGCATCACCCCGCGAAGCTTAAAAGCTGGTGTGCGGCGTTCTCGGCGTCCTGCAGGCTGTTGAACGAACGAGAGAGGATCCACCGCCAGAGAACATCGAGCGATGCTTTGTACAGTTCCTGGAATTCGCATTCGTCCATGCTGGCGAAAGAAATGCTGCGAGGGTGTTTTTTCAGTGTGCCGTCCGGCAGCTGTATGGCGTCATAGTAGCCGGCTTCAACGATGACCCACGCCCGGTAAGCATCGAAGGATTTGCAAATACTGATATAGCCTGATCGCTTCTCGGCTATTCGGTCGAGATATTGCCCGGCGGCATCAAGCAACGCCGATTCACTCCCACCATATGCAGCAAGGTATTTGGCGTAACCTGTGATAAGCCTGCGCTCGTTAGACGAAATCGCCCCGCCGGTAGGTTCCCAATATTCAAACCCCAGATTGAGTAATGCGAAATATCGGCGGTGAAACGCCGGATTGCGGACAAGCTTAAAGTCGGCCTCCAGAACGGCGCCGAGCTTGCATTTTGATTGCAAGAAATTGCTGGTCTCCTGCGTAGCAGGGATCAGTAAACCTTGTGACTGCTTTATTAAGTGCAATTGCGCCATGGTTTCTCTCCGTGGCGCAGTAGGTCAACGGTTGTTCAGGCCGTTGATTTCATATTATCAGAAGGCGGGATAACCCGGTAGCCGAGGCGATGCAGAAAACTGGTCATTGCGTTGAGATTAAATACTCCCTCGTCCTCAAGCAGTGGTCGCATAGAAGTAACACCATTTGCCGTGTATACCAGAACCCGGCCTGCTGCCCTGATGCTGCCAACAACTTCACCTGTAGAACGTTTAACCAGATCGTAGTACTCATTACTCTCATTGCGCATCCCTACCTCCCGGAAGCAAAACCATATACTGTGTTTTTATACAGTATAAATTAATGTTAAATCACTTACATGTGAAAATTTCACGGTGGCGGAAGATATGATGGCAGATGGAGATCGTCCTACAAGCCCCTATTTTCAAAGGAGATAATCAAAATCGAAATTTTGGTGCTTTTGTTTACTTTTACCGGTTGAGGGAGGTAAAAGCTTTGCACGTTGGCCAAATGCATATTTTGTGTGTTGTACAAGTCCCTATTTGATAGATGCCATGATGAAATAGCAAAATACGATATTTAGTTAAAATTATAGAATATTTTTCAGCATTAAAATCCAAATTATTTGGAAATGTCCATATGACATATTGCGTCCCTCTTCTGAAAAAAGTTGAGTAATGAACAATGACAAGGAATAAGTGTTAATAAACACCGGTGCTGGTTTGGTAAATCAGGTAGAACTTCTGGTGTTTTGCCTAACCTCCTCCTGATAGTGTGCGCCAAGACGAAAGCGACCGCTTATCGCAGGCAATGGCATGTAGAGCTTGATAAATCGTCGGAGCAAACGGGAACGGTACTTAACCATACTAAAATTCTGGAAACGATTCATGTGAGCCTGTCTGTTCGGTTAGCTTGTAGCAGTCGTATGGAGATGACGACCGACTCGAGCAGTACATACTTAGTTACGGCAGGATAAAAGCCCGCAAAGATTTAACGGGCTGATTCAATAACAGAATCTAGAGACATTGAGAACTACAAAATGATACAAAATGAAAAAATCACAAACACCTGCATAACCGATCATCACGAATACATAACTGAGGTACGTTTCAACAACCAATTATGATTTCATATAGTATTGGGATATCAATAAACCTACAATTAACCTAGCTATTTAATATTATACACAATATTACCCAAGAAAATCATTACTAATCTACAACTCCATAAAAATAATGAAGATTTCCAGATTAAAAAAAGCCATTAACGAATAGTAACTTCCTCTCCTTTCATGAGAGAACGATAATCACCTAGATAAAAGTAATTAAATAAAAATTCATATCGCACAAAAAAAAATAGCCAATAGAATTAAAATCAGTGTGAAAAATACTGAAGGAAATGAAGATAGTTATGCAAAGATAGCTAAATTGAATTCAAGCTATCCTTGCAGATATTAAGGTATTACACACTATATAATATAGATTTTATCTCTTTATGATCTTAAAGTTACGAGTCAATGCGCTCTTTCTTCTGATACTCACTTCATGTACTGGAAGGTAGGTTTGCATATAAAATTCTTGTATTGTATTGTGATATATATTTACTAGATCATCATAGGCACCTATCGATATCAAAAAATCTACTAATGAAAACCTATAAGTTTCTAAAAGCTCTTCTTCATCTTCAACAATCTGAGATCTCTTAACATTTGATATTTCATATTTAAAATTTGAAAGTTCATCTTTACTCATTGTAGAAGGAAAGTAGTCATGTAATGCTTGGTCAATTTCAGTCATAAGACATCGCGGAACTCCTGACATTACTGGAAGAATATTTAAATGTAATATTTCACCAAGTTCTGTCTCACTATAAATCGTTATGGTATTGTCATTAGATGTCGAACGACCTTTAAAAGAAAGCCCTCTTAAGGATGCATCAAATACATTTAAAGCTTTTTCACGACTCATATTAGCAACATCTACAAAACCAAGATCACGAAACGCTTTCAAGGTTATCTCATCAGAGTAGGTTTTTGAGTCAAGCGAATGCAAGAAAATCATGAAGTTATCTAAACGCTCTGAACTTTTTATTAACTCAAATAAGTTAGGATATATCTCCTGCTTATATTCCATCGGTAAGTTTGAAACTGCGAACGCAGCATAAAACTCTTGAACAGATTTATGTAAAAAAACAAATCTATTATTACCTTCAGGCTGAATCAGACAGGTTATCTCAATAATATCACTAACAAAATCACCTGCACAATCCTTTTGATACCCTTCAGTTTCTATTGCGTCTTCAGCGTATCTAAGCAATTCCTCTCCTCTAAGTTCAAATTTCTCATCAAGTAATGAATTATAGCAAATAGCAGCAAAACATAATTTAGCCTTCTCACCAATAATAATTGACTTTCTTTGTCTTGTGTAAGTTTTTATTTTGTCATGTCTTGCATAAAGTGTATCGAAGAGACTTCTATAAAATTCCACTATATTATTAGGAATATCATTCATGTAAGGATAGCAATAATATAACAACGTAACCAATATTGGGTTACAAACGGTTTCTTCTAACTCTTCCTTTTGACATAGGAGATCTGCTAACACTTTAAATGACGTATCATCGCTGGAAAACTTATCACTACTACTTAATGCCAATAATATACTGATCTTGTCGATAAGATCTAATTTTTCTATATATATATTATGGACATCTGTCTCATGACATATTTCTGTATTAGGCCTAGTAGTCGTGATTATTGGGGCATTAAAGTTGTAATGAAGAGTTTTTATAGAATTCATCATTTGAGTTCTATGTTCGTGGCGTACTTCATCAAAACCATCCAACATGAGGACAATTCTTTTTGATTGCAAAAGTATCTTTAAATCGTCAAGAGAACAATTAACACCGAAGGAATCGAGAATATTCAAAAGATAAGATAAAATATCAGCATCATCTATACGTCTTAACTCAATAAAAACGGAATTCTTTCTGCTTTTTTTAACTCTTCAGCGAAGAGCTTCCTTAATATTGTACTCTTTCCTTGCCCGGCAATCCCAATGATATTAACCACACCATTAAAAGGAATTGTAAAACCATCGTTAAATATTACGAAGTCTTTATTAGATGCTACCCTGGCACTTAACGGATAATATATATCATCTAATAAAATATCATAATCTGAATTGTGTAGCGTCCTCATTTTCAGGACTGGAAGTACATGTTTTCGAAGGTAACACTCATTGCCATATTTTTCATTTAATTGTTCGATGATGAGTTTGCCATCATCCAAATCTTTGCTCCAGCTCTTGTTGAGAATTACTTCAGTAATTTTTTCTACAGCTTTGCCTACCGTACTGTTAAGTATAGTTGCGAAGAACTCGTCCATTACTCCCCCTGAGGAAACTGTCAACATCAAATAATGCAAGATGAAAATTAACTTTAGCAGATCATCATACGCAAGCCAAATCGTCAATGACTAGCATATAACAAATTCGCATCAAAAAGAGTTATTGGTTAAACGTTTTATTTTAACCAGATGGGACTAGCATTTCTAATCATGAGCATGGTCAGTCGCAGCCTACTTGGAATAGAGATAAGCATCTTTATCTGACTCTTGTGGAAAAGTTTTAAGGGTCAGATCGTTTGTTGATGCATTAGAACCCACTTAACTTCTTTCAAACTTTACTGCTGACTTACTGTACTCGGAGGGACCTTTCCACTACGCGGAACCGTCTGTAGAACAATCTAGAGGCTATTGTTCTTCTTCAAACCTCCCTCTCAGAATAAACCCGCTCATACTTAGCTTTGTTGGTGTCTGCCTGAGCAGAAGCACTTTTGATGTGAGCATTCAGTGGACTAAAAGTACATGTATGCCATATATTCAATCAAAAGGAAGCTAAAAGTCTGTAGGATTTGTTGCCGCAGTCATAGATAGATGCATTAGCTCATCGGTGTGTTGGCCATCTAGGTTGGGATAGTTAGAAGTCACCGGAGTGTAGGCTCCGATGACATCATCACGGTTAGTTGATTATGGAAAATCAACAAATCTTTCCTATGACCCAGCCAAGGAGTCAGGATGAGGTATTTCAGCCATGACCTCTTCAGCATCACAGTTGTCAATAAAGAAATACAAAGTTGAGTCGACCACCTTCAAACGCCTTGTACCCTGATCATAATCCAGTAATGGCGGAACTATATTTTGATTGGTTTGTAGAACCGGCAAGCGTTTAAGCGTGCCTGTCACATCAGATGTTCTGACATTATCTGGGTGAGTATGGATTTCTCGAATCAGCTCTTGCAATGTCTTTCGCTCAATCCCATCTTTTAACTCAGAATAACTACGAGTTAGTAAGACTTGTACTAGATAATACTGTAAATACAAAGCAACAGCATCTTCACTCGGTCTTCTGCTTCGACTTCCTGCTGCAATCGATTCCAAACTTCTTACATGACGAGATGCATAGTCAGATACTTTTACGGAAATCGCTTTGTTGAGATTTTCATGGTCATTAAGCACTAATACTTCTCTTTGAACCTCCTTTACGCCTGATATTTCACAGAATTTTTTTAACAATTCTTGAACCACCGCGACACTACCGTGAGCTTCGTCAAACATACGTTCTTTTAAATCATCTGAAATGGAAATATTCAGTGTTTTTTCACCAGTATCAGCTACTCGTGCGAAATCTTCTTTTTCCCACGGTTCAACTGGCACTTCAGCAACTCTATCCTGTAAGTCTCCATTAAACTGAATTAACCTGTTATTCTCGCGCCAAACTCCAAGTATTATAAAACGTATACCCATTTCCTCGAATGTTCGTAAGTCAAACGCGAACTGACCTTGAACATCAACGGTAAGGTAATGAAAATTCTCCAATACGAAGAATTTGTTTGCGCCGCCAACCTCAAGAAGCAACTCACCAACATCCTGGGCCGCATTTAAATTAAATTCGATTGGTTTAGTGGTAGTTTGAAGTTCTTTCCCCACTTTTCCTTCTGCATTAGCCTCAATCTCCCCTTTGGATATGAACGGAAGGAAAGCAGAGAATGTGCTTTTTATAGACGCTGTAGCTTCCTTGCTGGCCGTGTTGGCTTTTTCTGTAACAATCTCTACCCCTAGTTGTCTAAGAAAAGCTCGATAAATGTCCTCAGCCGAACTTGCCGGCCCACAATGATATGTACAGCGATATTTCTCATCGAGATGCCGTTGAAGAAGAGCTGTTTTTCCCTGCTTAGATGATCCGTAAATAACGATTTGCTTTGTAGTTGCAAGAGCTTCGGACAATGTGGAGTCAACTGAATCACGCTCGATGTAGCTCGCTACAGGATCTCTTGAGACTCCAAATACGTTATTAAGATGCATGTACAATCTCCAAGTTCATTAAATCTTGATTTTATCACAGCATTTATATTTTTTAAGGTTTATCATCTTTTAATAAGTGGTTTCATATCACAGTAATGTCTGTAGATCCATCAAACGCTTACTATACGATAGAGAGTTGTTTCGCAACACACGATGCGTTCCTCCTTCTTACCGAACCAGAAAATGCGTGAGCCGCAGCACATGTCGAGAATGGTTTGTTCGCTCATTTGGCCTCCTCGCGCAGCTGCGCTGCGATGCACAAAAAAAAGACTCCCTCATATGGCTGTTAAAAGCTGGCGCAAAGGCCGCATTAAGAACGGCAGCATCACAGCCGTCATCGATATAGAGCGCAATTTTTTTCTCCAGGCGAGTTTTGGCCTCCTGCAGCTGCATACCCCGGCAGGCGCGCGGGATATACTCAGCAATTTGAGCGATACATTTTTCGTTCTGTTTAAACATGCTTCACCCCGATAGGCTTGATGGTGTCCAGCAGCAGCCGGCGGCGCGTATTTTCTGCAAAGTGACGGCGCCCGGTTTCTTTGTGGTAAAATTCGTTTTTGCCAACGACCCACATCCGCTCTGTCTGGTGCAGTTTTTTTGCCTGCGGAGCGTCTTTGGTGATCACGATGCCGGTAAGGGTTTTCACAATTGTCATAAGGCCTCCCGTGATGTCGATGTCGGCGTACAGGTAAAAATCATTTCCTGAATATCGAGGAAACGCTGGAATACAGGACAACCAAGCAGGCTGTAATTCATCCCAACAGCAACTTTCGGCACCAGGCCAAAACGCTTCATGTCAAAGTTGATGACGGCCCGCTGATCGCGGAAAAGCCCCAAACGACCATGCCGGACAACCTCGCCAGTAGCTTCTGCTTCGGAAAAATACCGCTGGACAGTAGCGCGGCTCAGCCCCAGTTTTTTCATTGCCTCGGCGGTCGTGAGTCGCCCTTGATGCCTGGTGATCCGAATCACTGCGCGGACGTACTCTCTGCGCTCAACTGCTGATAATGCTCTAGCCATACATACCTCACTTCACGACGCACAAATGGCGCACGTTTTTGCGATAGCTGTCCCATTCAAAATTCACCCACATGCCGCCATCCATCTGGAGTCGGTCAAGGATCCGTATGCCCAGTGTTTCCTTCAGCGATTCATAGTTCAGGTTGGTTAGGATACCGACAGGTCGCATGGAGGATAGCCGGCGATCAATAACCTGATTCAGGATGACTTTTTCACCGCTGCTGCCGCGCTGAATTCCCACTTCATCCAGAATGAGCAGGTCCACATGGCACAAATCGTCCAGCAATGACGCTTCTGACTGCCCGCCGTCATAACATTCCCGAACACGCAGCATGAGATCCGGAATGGTTACCACCAGCACAGAGCGGCCACCAGCCAGCAGGTGATTTCCGATTGCCGCCGCCAGATGATTTTTCCCGGTGCCCGGCGCTCCGCTGAATACGAAACTCGCAAATCCAGAGCCGAAATGCTGCGCGTAACTTTTCGCCATCGAGAGCGCCCGACGCTGACCATCCGACTCAACCTGATAGTTCGCGAATGTGCAGCCGCGGTGCAGATCCTGAATTCCTGCACGTCCAAAGATTTTCTCTGCACGTGCGCGCTGGTTTTGTTTTTCCAGTTCCTCACAGCGCTTACGGCCTTCTTCGGCTTGCCAGGCACGCCATTCATCAACGCTGCCGAATTTTGGCTGAACGCCAGGGGGAATGAGTTTTTTCAGTCTCTCCAGTGCATTCCCGGTACGAACAATGTTTTTCATCGCTACCCCCTGAATCCCGCTGGGATGGTTTTGTCAGGTTCCGAAATCTGATTGGGATCTCGAGTTCCTGGCGCCTGCTGAATCGCCCACGGTTCGCTGAAATGCATACCGGGACCAAAAAACGTTTTCGCCTGTTTCACGTACTGCGTGTTCAGGATTCCCTCGGCTTTAACGAAAGCCGCGTAACGCTCCACACCTGCGAGGATTTCCGCCGTAGTGGTTCCATCCCTGATTCGGGCATTCCAGGCTTTGAAGGCATCGGATTTGCTGTTACCCCCTGCCCGCTTGGGATAAACCGACCAGACCTGCTCAAAATCATTCGGGTATATTTTTTGGGGATCAGGTTTATCGCCTTCGTCCTGGGTCTGATGGTCTGGGGGTGTGGCGAAGCCATGCCCCGAACTATCTTCTTCCTGATCCTGTTCCTGCTCCTGATCCTGTTCCTGGTTAAGGAACGGTTCGAGAACCCTTTCGGAACCCTTTAGTTTTGCGATGCCGATGTGGGATATTGCCGAGGCTAAAACCCGCGCCAGCTCTGGCTTAACCGTAGATGTGTCCGGGACCTGATCAAACAAACGCAGTGCTGCAATTCCCTGGTTTGGGTTTTCAACTGAATTCCAGGTCAGAAAGTTACGAATTAGCACCCATTTCGATGACGAATCACGCGTTGCGAAACCGTTAGCCGACAGTTCATCAAACCCTTTCGAAACCCTTTCAGGAGTCCAGGCAAGGTCTTCCGAAACATACCCGTCAGGCAATCGGAAACACCCAATCATGTTCGTGTGTTGACCAGTTAGCAGGTACAGCGCCAGTAACCTGGCATCATCCGATACCCGGCGCATTCCATCGCTTATCCAAAATGATGTATGCACCTTGCCGTAATCACGCATAGAGACCCCGTTGTTGCTTAAACTGGTGTGTTTTCATCACCAAGCACCCACCGCAAAGCCGCTGCGTATTCGCCGCTGGCGGTTTGAAGTTGCTGGGTGATTTCCTTACGGGATTTGAGACGAGGCTTTGTGTCGCCGAGGACAGCGCGCTGGCGGCGAGCTTTCTCGTGGCCAGTTACACCCTCTGCCGCTGCCTCTAACTGTTTGACCGTTTCCCGTTGCTTTTCCGGTGGCATATCGACCAGCTGACGCGCTTGAGTGACAGTGACTTTTCCAGCCTCAACCGCCGCCTGGACGGCCTGCGTAGCATCCAGTAGAGCCACGGTTGCCTGGACCGTTTTTACGCTGCAGCCAAAAAGCAGGGCAATGTCATTTTCGTCATGACCGTATTCCATCTGCTGAACCATTTTTTTTGCCCGGCCCAGTGGGGTATCTGGTTGCGTGATCTCGTTTTCGCTGACCATGTATTTGGCCATTTGAATTGCCGAGCCGCGCTTAGCTATACCGGGTACCGGCCAGGGTTCCAGCCCTGCCCGCTTTCTCCTGGCGTTTGCTTCCATAGCGTTCTTTACGCGCTGCCGACCTGCAACCACGCAGGTTTTCCCTGTCTCTGGGTCCTTCCACACGATAATCGGTTCGAGTACCCCAAGCTCCATGATGTTGAGGATCACAGCTTCATTAAGCGGTAGGTGTACTCGTTCATCGTAAAGCGGGTGTGTTGTATCGGTAACCAGATGCAAACTTTCCGGTTCGAAAAAAAGAACATTGCTTTTGCCGCTGGCGCCGTATGCGTCGATAGAATTTTTAGCCATGGGCGCCCCCATTATTGATATTCAGTTGGTTCGTGTTCATAATTTCCCCTGTGAATTGATCCAGTTAATTCGCAACGAAAGCCGTAGGTGTTGCAGCACCGCGGCTTTCACCTTTCTGAGTTCCAGCATCACGTCACTCCTAGCATTGAAGTGACTATGGCCATCAGCGGCGCCGTTAACTCAGGGTCTATCCGGAACATCTCGACAATTCCCTCGCTCAGTTCTTTTAGCTTCTGATGGCGTGGTGCCCCCATAGCAACGGCAACCTTTGCTTCACTGGTTTCTTTTTCCAGACGAGCCAGACGGGACATAAAACTGTCTTCGGGCAATAGACGGTGGCGATATTCCAGCGGAAGAACGGCCATGATCGCCGGTGTAAGAAGACGCACTTTCTCGCGGTACCGCTCAGATTCAGCCGGATTATCCAGGTAACGAAAAAGCTTCTGCCGGGCACGGCTGATGTCATCAGGAAACGCGATCTCCTCGCCGCCCTGCTGTCGCCATTCCTCGACGATGTACGCAGATACAACATCCTGCCCAGCAGCTGCAGCCCAGGCGCGAACGGCTGAGCGAATGTTGTCATGCTCTGTCACTATCGGCTGATTTCGCTTTATCAAAGCGCCAGTCTTGAATCCGGTATTTTGTTGAAAGGAAATTATTTGCATGGTCAGCCTTCCTGTTTCGGCAGGCCGTCTGTTGGATTTGGATAGAGATCTGGGCGCAATTCGTGGGGAGTAACGCCTGTAGCCTGAAAAATAGAGGAAATACGACCCTGAGGTACAAGCCCTCCACAACGTTTTTTCCAATGACTAATTGTCATTGAGGATACGTCCAATTTTTCAGCCAACTTTTTTGCGTTACCGGCATTTTTTATGGCTTTCTCTAATGCATTCATAAGTGACTCCCTATAAGTTACGAGCAAAATTAAACATTATGTTTATTTTAATGTCAACTTTATGAATGTTGTTGGCGTAAACATTTAGTTTAAAATCGTGATATATGAGAAAAAATACGCACCAAGCAGATAACCCGCAGGTTCAGCGGCTTAACGAAATCATTGAGAAGAAGCGCATATCTAAAGCGGATATCGCGAGGATTTGCGGTGTGAGCTCTCAGTCTGTTAACAACTGGTTTGTACGCGGTGCCATAGGAAAAAGCTCCGCCATCAAACTTGCCGATGCGCTTGGTGTCAGCCTTGAGTGGGTTTTAGGCCAAGATGTGGGCTCTAAAGACGGGTTGAGACCTGACGAACGAAGGTTGCTTGAGCTTTACAACCAACTGCCAAACGAAGAAGAACAACAGAACATGTTGCGAGTCGTGTCACTGCGCCTCAAGGAGCTCGACGAGTTGTATGCCAAGTACATGGGGCGGCGGATTAAGGGCGATTCGGAGTAACACGACGCTGACGTACAGGAAGCATGGGTAGCCAGTTGTTGCCTGGTGAAGGGTTTTGGTGATAGCGAGTTTAAGTGTAAGTTCATTTGATATTTTATAGGCTGAAATGGAAAGGCAAACGGATATCTAGTGGCAAAGAAAAACGAAAGCTCCTTACTACAGCTAGATGTTGATAGCGTCCTTTACTCCAATAAAACAGTGGACGTTACCAGCATTAAATGGGTGAAAAAGCCACCACCAGGGCGATCGCCGATGTGGCTCCAGACTGCTATCACTCCCTATGAATCTGGGTCACCATTGCCAGGGATGAAGTTCGTTTTACAATGGCGTCCTGCTGATGAATACGGTGATTATCCTAAAATTCAAATGGCTGCCCTATATTTTGGGCGTAGAGTTTTTGGTGTGGATTCGTACCCATATGACAGGCATACGAACCGTGTGGAAGTGTTACACCCAGACTACGCAGAAAGCATTCTTGGCCCACACTATCACCTTTACTTTGAATCAGCGTTGCCGTATGAAATAGGTCTTATCATTCGAGATAAGATTGCCCCCAGTGACGTATTAGGGCATTGGAGTTTTTTCTGCTCTAAACTAAATGTGACATGCATAGGAACCCTTCCTTTGCCAACCCAAGAAGATTCTGGACAAATTCAATTGCTATGATGTGCTCAACGATAATTTCCAGGCTCGGATATGAATGCCTTCCTATAGGCGAAGAGTCCTTGCGAATAATCAGTCCGTTTCCCTACTGCGATGATGGGGAGCACGTTGGTGCGTTCGTTCAGCAAATCAATGGAATTTACAAAGTCACTGACCGATGTGATGCCCTCATGAACATGGAGGCGCGGGGGATTTCCCTTAATCAAAGTCGGCTGGATTCACTTCGCCAACTTCTTTCTCGCGAGGGTGCTGAGCTTAATGAAAGAGGTGAAATCCTTAAGTGGGCACAAAACGAAAATGAACTTGGCAAGGTCACATCAGACGTTATCCGTGCTGGAATCCTTGCTTCAGCAATGTCTATCGATTGGTATTCACCTATCCAGTCCAAACGTTTTGAAGCAGATGTTATTGATTTTCTGTCTAAAAGCTCACTTTCTAGCCTAATAGCGTTGCGAGAGGAAGTTAGTGGCATGAGCGGTCACAATATCGTAGTTCCTGTGACTATCAAAACTGCAACGCCGAAATACATATTTACCTCAAGTATCAAAGAGGGTGGATCTTGGAATAGTGCCTACTCATTGCTTGGCAAGTTAATGGATCTTTACCAGGCAAACAACACCATCAACAATCGATATGTCGTTGTCGATGATGAATCCATCGGACATCAAATGCAGCAGCTGATTTTGCTTTTCAATGACGTAAGTAATGTTCTCCCTTTCGTAAGCAGAAGCGTATGGCTACCTAAGTTAGCCGCCTAACAACCCGGCCACCGCGCCGGGTTTTTATTGCCCTTTCCACAACAGTTATGCCGCGTCCCTGTTAGCCCTCTTCTCTATGTATAGCGTTCCCGATTTCCCACATGTTGTTTGACCAAGTGACCATCCACTACCAGATCCACCACAACCATCCTAAATGCATTAGTATCAGCCCCGCCTTATCCTCATCGTAATCCATACCCTCCACTTACTGATGATTTTCTAACCGCCAACTGCTTTAAAAAGATACTGCAAAAGCCTATACACATACAAAATTAAACTTTTTGTTTATATTAACAAACTCATTTAGTTGACACAATAATAAACAAAGTGTTTAATTATCTCGTAGCAACGAACCACCCAGGCATGGAGCCCACGAAGTAGCTGCCGGCGGCATACGAAACACCGGATGAGGTGGAGAGATCAACGCGCAGTAGGTTTAAACGTTCCGCTGGCCACGTAATGGCTGAGGTTGAAATGAGTAAGCAAGGCATCAGAGCCATGGTCATTTCGGCAGTAATTGGGCTCTTCATCTGGATCGCGCTCTTCAGCGCACTGAGGGGATTGTTTCTATGAATGATTTCGCACGCAAACCCGCTCGTCAGCAGGCTGTTCGCTTAAGTCCGCTGTCAGCTTTCATCCGCCGGGTGTGCTACATGCTCGCGCAAAAAGGAGACCCTTCATGAGCACGATGTTTGCCCTGGTTCTCACCGTCAGCATGCTGACGGGCGGTAATCAGGATGTCCTGCTCGGCGTTTACGACACTGAGAATGACTGCAAGGCAGCTGCAGAAGAGCAACACGTGAAAGCTGAATGTTATCCGCTGAAAGGTGTACTTGACGAGCATCCGGCCGGGTTCACGGTGCAAATGTAGGGGGAAGAATGCAGAAGAAATGCGGTTATTGCCGCAAAGCAATTGAGGGAAAACCAGTGGTAAGCACCCTGTTGTATCTCCAGGGGAACCAGCTCGCACGGAAAGAAAAAGAGTATTGCTCTGAACGTTGCGCCTCTCACGACCAGATGGCTCACGAGGGCTAACGTAAACCCGCCGAAGCGGGCTGTACGTCCGGTGCCACCGACCAAAGTTACACCGGAAATTGCCAAAACCAATGACCACCCTAAATGGGCGCTACCAATGGCCCGGGGGATTCTACATCCAAAATAGAGGCTATCACATGGAATATTTTTATCTGATAAAAGCGACTCAAAAATCGGGTAAAGCTGATGCCGTAATCTGGCGCACTAATAAATCAGAAGCTCGCGCCCTTCTGCAACTGGACGTCGATCTGGAAGACGCTGGGATCCAAACAGGCCGCGGCAAAGACTATCAAAAACCTATTCGCACCGATTTCCCGGTATTCAACGACCTGCCGGCGGAGGGTGTTCTCGATTACTCATGGTGCGAACGCTACCAGCTCGGCGACGATGGCCGAACCTGGACTTTGAAGCCAGGACAGGCGCCTGTTGATGTTCATCACGGCGATGATGCCGGAGTATCCGCTGAGCCCGTTAGTGGCGAGTTTGTTGAAGCCAATAATACTGGCGACGCGGCACAAGGTGAGACCGTGGAAACTTTCGGTAGCGATGAATACCAGGACGATTCGAGCGCGCTTTTTAACGTGGCAGAACTCCCCTTTCGCGCTCAGTTGCTGGCGCAGTATATGGCCGAAGAGAGTCACGTTTATCATATCAGCATGCCTCACCGGCAGGAGCTGTCAGTTCTTGAAATGGACACTGATAACGCAGCCGTCCAGGATCTGATTCTGGCCGCCGAGAATGTCCCTGAAATCAAAAAATACGATATGCCGGCGCTCTGGAAATTCACCAGTGCCAATAAAAAAGTCTTCCCCGAAGGGAAACGGCATGAGCTCGGCAAGCGTATCCAGTTTGCAAAGCTGTGGTTCGCTACTAACGCGATCGACCGCGGCATTCTCACCAGGGAATGGGCTGCTGGTAACTGCATTTCTTCGGTTATGAAAACTGATGCAGGTACGAATGCTGGCGGCGGTAATAAAACCGATCGCAATCCTGACTACACCCATACCCTTGATACGCTCGATGTAGAAATAGCCCTGGCCACAATGCCAATGGATTTCGATATCTACAATTTCCCGGCATCAATTCACCGCCGGGCCAAAGAGATCGTCCAGAAGAAAGAAAGTCCGTTCAAGGAATGGTCTGCAGCGCTGCGCAAGGTCGCAGGCATCCTGGATTATTCCCGCACAGCCATTTTTGCCCTTATTCGTGGCGCCACCAGCGATATTCATCATTTCCCGGTAAGTCTGCAGACCTATATCAATGCGAACCTGACCGAGCATAAGCATGACGCCCCTTCTGCTGAGACGCTTGAAAAAGCTGGTCATGTTTCATCTGCCGCCGTCACTCTGGACGCTGTGAAAAAGGCTATCGATGGAGATGAAGGTGTGCCTGACCTGGAAACTCTCCCAACTGACTTTCAGGTAATTGGCACCGAACTGGTGAAAGAAGCTCAAAAGAAACGTCCTGACGCTAATCAGGTTCTGCCCGCCGAACGCGGCGAATATGTCGAAGGTATCAGTGACCCCACGGATCCGAAGTGGATAACCGAAGACCTGACCAAACATCGATCCCCGGAAATTGCCAATCTCGGCGGCGGAATGTTTTCAATTGAAGGCCTTATGACTTCACCGGCTACTAATGCCACCGAAGAAGGAACCACCAGCAATGTGCAGATGGAAGCGGATCAGCCAGTCAAAAACGAAATTGATAGTTCGGTATCAGCAGGCGAAGGCGCTGATGAGCCTCCTGCGCAAACAACTGCCGTGAACATGAGAGAAATACTGGCTGAACGCTGCCCGGATCTTACCGCCGAAGTGCTGAAAAGCCAGGTTTCCGAGAGTGCTCATAGCGATGAAGAGGAAGAGGCTGAACAAGCAGCGCCAGCATGGCCGGAGTATTTCGAGCCGGGTCGATATGAAGGCGTGCCAAATGAGATCTACCACGCCGCTAACGGCATCAGCTCCACGATGGTTAAAGATGCGCGAGTATCGCTGATGTATTTCGAGGCGCGCCACGTATCCAAAACCATCCAGAAGGTGCGCTCTCCTGTTCTGGATATGGGCAATCTGGTGCATGCACTGGCGCTGCAGCCTGAGCAGCTGGAAAAAGAATTCAGCATCGAGCCGGAAATCCCGGAAGGCGCCTTCACCACGACGGCGACGATCCGCGCGTTTATCGACGAATACAACAACGGGCTACCGCCGCTGTTGAGTGCTGACGACATCAAGGCGCTGCTGGAGGCGCACAACGCCAGCCTGATCGCCCCCCTCAGCACCGATGAGATCAAAGCACTCATTGAAGAACACAACGCTAGTCTGCCAGCGCAGACCGCTCTGGGGAACGATATCAACGAAACAGGACAGAGCTACATGTCTCTGCCAGTTGATTTCCAGCGCATTGAAGAAGGCCAGAAACAGACCGCATCTGCAATGAAAGCCTGTATCAAGGAATTTAACGCCACCCTGCCGCCACAGCTCAAAACCAGTGGCAGCCGGGAAACGCTGATGGAAACTCTGGCAATCATTAATCCGGATCTGGTTGCACAGGAAATGCAGAAGCCCTCACCAGTTAAAACCAGCGGAAGTCGTGATGCCATGCTGGAGCAACTGGCGATTATCAATCCTGACATGGTTGCTCAGGAAGCGCAGAAGTCGCAGCCGCTGAAAGTATCAGGTACTAAGGCGGATCTGATTCAGGCCGTGAAATCGATTAAACCGGATGCCGTGTTTGCCGATGAGTTACTGGATGCATGGCGCGAAAACCCGGAAGGAAAAGTGCTGGTTACCCGCCAGCAGCTGGCTACGGCACTGACCATTCAGAAAGCACTGTTGAATCACCCGACCGCCGGCAAGTTGTTGACGCACCCGAGCCGTGCCGTCGAGGTGAGCTATTTCGGCATTGATGAGGAAACCGGGCTGGAAGTTCGCGTGCGTCCTGACCTTGAGATAGACATGGGCGGCCTGCGCATCGGTGCAGACCTTAAAACCATCAGCATGTGGAACATCAAGCAGGAAGGCCTACGCGCGAAACTGCACCGGGAAATCATCGAGCGCGATTACCACCTGAGCGCGGCTATGTACTGCGAAACCGCAGCCCTTGACCAGTTCTTCTGGATATTCGTCAACAAAGACGAGAACTACCACTGGATCGCCATCATCGAGGCATCCGAAGAACTACTGGAACTCGGCATGCTGGAATACCGCAAAGCTATGCGCGCGATCGCGAACGGTTTCGACACTGGCGAATGGCCGGCGCCAATCACTGAGGATTACGCCGAAGAACTCAACGATTTTGATTTGCGCCGTCTCGAAGCGCTGCGCGTACAGGCATAAGGGGATATGACGATGGAAAACACCAATATTGTTACCACTGAGCAACAGGCTCCAAATACCATTTCTGCCAGTAACGCCATCTTCAACGTGCAGGCGCTCGGCCAGCTAACGGCATTTGCAAACCTGATGGCAGATTCTCAGGTGACGGTACCTGCACACCTCGCGGGTAAACCAGCCGATTGCATGGCGATCGTTATGCAGACAATGCAATGGGGCATGAATCCCTACGCAGTAGCGCAAAAAACGCATCTGGTAAACGGTGTGCTTGGGTATGAAGCCCAATTGGTCAATGCGGTAATCGCCAGCTCAAGCGCCATTCATGGCAGCTTTCACTATCGTTACGGAGGCGACTGGGAGCGCTGCACCAGGACTCAAGAGGTCACCCGGGAAAAGCACGGCAAAAACGGGAAATACAATGTCACCGAGCGTGTACGAGGCTGGACAGATGAGGACGAAATCGGGTTATTTGTCCAGGTCGGCGCGATTCTGCGCGGTGAATCGGAAATCACCTGGGGGGAGCCACTTTATCTCTCTGGAGTCGTCACACGTAATTCTCCTTTGTGGGTTTCTAACCCGAAACAGCAAATCGCTTATCTGGGCGTCAAATACTGGGCGCGGCTGTATTGCCCGGAAGTCATCTTGGGTGTTTACAGCCCGGATGAGGTTGAACAAAGGACCGAGCGAGAAATAAACCCGACGCCGGCGCAAAGAATGTCTGTGGCAGAGATCACCAGCGGAACAGACATCACCACCAGCGCGCAGGATTCAGCTCTCAATATTGATTCCCTGGCAGATGATTTCCGTGACCGCATTGAGCACGCCGAATCGGTCGATGCAGCAAAAGCCATCAGGGCGGATCTGGATAAAGAGAAACCTCTGCTGGGCACTGTTCTCTTCACCGAGCTGAAAGGTAAAGCCGTGCAGCGTTATTTCATGGTTGACGCCAGAAACAAAGTTGAGGCCGCGATCAACTCTCTACCTAATCCCGGAGAACCGGAAGCCGTCGAACTGTTCGCTAAAGCTGAAGGCATTCTCAACGGCGCGAAACGCCACCTCGGTGATGAACTGTATGACCAGTTCCGCATCACCCTAGACGACATGAAACCGGAATACGTGGGCTAACCAGATTGGGAGGGGAAACTCTCCCGATAAAGGAATGTATATGCGATTGATTAACCGAAGCAGACACTCCCCTCTGGGCCGTCAGGCGTGCGATGCCGCGCTGGCAAAACATGTTGAGCTTTATGGCGATTATGGCCGGCAGAAAATGAAGCGGACCTATACCGTCGTGGTTCAGGGCACAAAAATCACTGTTGAGGTCGTTAATAGGAATTGCAGCTACGTGGCCACGGCCATGAACTGCGCCCGGCGGCTCCGGCATTTACCCTGTCAGGTTTCCTGATATCGAATTATCAATTCGACGCGGCAGGCCAGCTTAAACTCGGTCTGCCGCCTGTGAGGTGTTTATGGCACAGGTCGTTTTTAATGAAGAATGGATCGTTGAATCTCGCCTGACCGAGAGAACTGGACTCACGCAAAGGCAGATAAAAAGTTATCGACTTGGATCATGGATCGAAGGCGTCCATTTCAAAAGGCTTCCCCAGACAGAAGGCGCATGCAAAGAGCGCGCTGTCATTTGGTACAACTTACCCAAGATAAATCAGCTCGTACAGGACGCATGATGACGGCATTACCTACTGGTGTAGAAATTCACAATGGAAAAATCAGGATTTGGTTTCTCTTTCGCGGCAAACGCTGCAGGGAAACACTCAAGGGATGGACTGTTAACAATGCCAACATCAAAAAAGCAGGAAATCTTAGAGCTGCAATAACTGGCGAGATACAAATGGGGACTTTCGAATATGCAAGTCGGTTCCCTGAGTCGAAATCGAAGACATTTGGCGGGGAGGTTCAACCGGTAGAAACATTTGACGACCTATGCAATCTTTTCCTTGAAAATAAAAGGCTTGAGATTGCAGAGTCATCCTACTTCAATCTCAAATCAATGCTGAGGGTCCTCACTCGGATCATCGGTAAAAACACGCTGATTAAGGATATCCAGCATCACGACATCCTGGCCTGCCGTAGAGAGCTTCTTTACGGCGCTGTTATCCACGATGATTCCCCTTGGCTGAACAAGACTGGCAGAGCCGTTAGTACGGTAAATTTTCGCATTAATGCGCTATGTCTGATGCTCAAGTTTGCCCACCAGAGCAAGTTTGTATCCCATGCGGCTTACGAGAATATTCGTCCATTAAAAAAGGAAAAAACCGTTCCGGATCCATTGCTTCAAGATGAGTATGAGCTATTTATTAACGCAATTACGGAATATCACGCAAGAATTTGGCGGGTTGCGATTTTTACAGGACTCCGTCACGGTGAAATTTGTGCGCTCGCCTGGGAGGATGTAGACCTCCAAAACGGGAAGATTTACGTAAGCCGCAACGTCACGCAAAAGGGAACGTTTTGCCCGCCAAAGACTAAGGCTGGTGTCCGTACAATCACTCTCCTAAAACCAGCGCTCGAAGCATTACGGGAACAATTTGAGCTAACTGGTCATCTTGACGCGACTAATATCGTTTTCCATCACAGGGAGATAGGAAAATCTGAGCAGCAGGCTCTTCGCTTCGTGTTTCGCCCAAAACCTCAATCGAAGAGTAAGGCCGGGTTCTATTCCCGAGGTTCAATATCTTACAGCTGGAAAAGAGGGATGATGCTTGCGAATTTGAGAAGCCGCGACCCTTATCAGTCAAGGCATACCTATGCATGCTGGTCTTTATCTGCCGGAGCAAATCCCTCGTTCATTGCCAGCCAAATGGGGCATGAAAATGCCAAAATGGTTTATACCGTTTATTCAAAATGGATTGGCGATATGGACGAAGATCAGGTCGGGCTACTCGATAGCAAATTCGCAAAGATGTCCCTATAATGCCCCCAAGACTAAAAAAATGATAAAATTTTAAAATAATATCAATAACTTAAAACAAACCAGTAAAGTTAATACCGATTTATGCAATAGCAGATGACCCGGTTCCTGTTTATCGCACAGCCTGGAGAAGGAAAAGTGACAGTGTCACCTAAAGGCCAACAAGGCCGAGAAGGCGCAGGTCCGGTGGTCAGGATAAGAAAGCGCCAGTCCGTGACGCTTTCGGAAAGCAACAATCGCCGCTCGCCAGGCCGCGATCCAGGGAATGAAAACTGTGATAAAACGGGTAAATGGATTGCCAGGCAGGGTCGCGGTTGGCTAGGTGCCTTTTCTGACCAGGCGGGCGGCCTGAACAAAAACCTCATCTTCCACCCCGTCCCCCTTCTGTCTGCCCAGTCTCACCAGTTCATCCACGATACTCCCCTGATTAATCTGCTTCTGTGTAGCCACTAAGCTAATGACCGCCGCGCCGATGGCCATGCCAATCAATGCCGTTTGTTCATCTTTATCTTTCATGGTGTCGCTCCGTCTGTCCTCCAGAGAAAGGCTAGCAAAAGATACCACCAGCTCAATTTCAAATTCATCTTCTTTACACCTCCCGGAAAACGCAGGCGCCGCGCTGACCTCTCCTTCCCCCTGGTGGCGATGGCGCAAAGCGCTGCCGCCTCATACCGGGTCTTTATTTTGCCAGCTTCACGTTGCGCGGAAATAAATAAAAATAACGCGCGCGCCGAAGAGTAAAAAAAGGAAATAACAGCCTCAGCGATAAAACCAGATTATTCCAGCAGGGAATAGCTGGGATGCTAATATTTCATTTCCCCACCGGTTTTTAGAAGCCTATAGTTTTTTTGCCTGCAGAACATCCACTTAGGTTAAAAGACATAAGGACATAATAATGATTGTTTCAGCCCCCAGCGATTATCGCGAAGCCGCTCGTCGCCGTCTGCCCCGCTTCCTTTTTGATTATATTGACGGTGGCGCGGTGGCGGAAAATACCATGAACGCCAACGCCACCGAGCTTGCCTCGGTAGCCCTTCGCCAGCGCGTGCTGTGCGGGGCGGGCGAACCGACGCTGGCCACCACGATCCTTGATGCTTCATGGGCGATGCCCGTGGCGCTGGGGCCCGTCGGCGCCACCGGGATGTACGCCCGCCGCGGCGAAGTTCAGGCGGCCCGCGCCGCCTCCCGCGCCGGGATCCCGTACACCCTGTCCACGGTGTCGGTCTGCTCGATTGAAGAGGTGGCGAGCCAGGCCAGCGGCGCGCTCTGGTCCCAGCTGTACGTGCTGAAAGATCGCGGCTACATGCGTAATGCGCTGGAGCGCGCGTGGGCCGCCGGCATGAAAACCCTGGTATTCACCGTCGATATGCCGATCCCCGGCTCGCGGTATCGGGATAATCGCTCAGGCATGTCCGGGCCGCACGCCACCCTGCGACAGTATCTCCAGGCCTGTACTCATCCACGCTGGGCAATGAACGTCGGGCTGGCGGGCAGGCCCCTGTCGTTCGGTAATATCGAAGCCTACACCGGCCACAAAATGACCATGGACGACTATATGGGGTTCATCAGCAACAATTTCGACCCGTCCATCGCCTGGCACGATCTGGAGTGGATCCGCGACAGCTGGCAAGGGAAATTAATCATCAAAGGGATCCTCGATGCCGACGATGCGCGCAATGCCGTGCGCCTCGGCGCCGATGGCATTGTGGTGTCGAATCATGGCGGCAGACAGCTCGATGGCGCCATCCCCACTGCCCGGGCGCTACCAAGGGTGGTGGATGCGGTCGGCGACGATCTGACGGTACTTGCTGATTCCGGGGTGCGCTCCGGCGTGGACGTCATTCGCCTGCTGGCCCTCGGCGCGAAGGGCGTGCTGCTCGGACGGGCCTATATTTATGCCCTGGCCGCGGCGGGCGAAGCGGGCGTGGCGCATCTGCTGCGCTTATTTGCCGAGGATATGAAGGTCACCATGACCCTCACCGGCGCGACCTCGCCATCGGCCATCAGCCTCGATTGCCTTGACCGTCTCGAACAGGATCAACATCGCACTCATGCGGTGCCGGTATCCTTACCCGCCTGA